TGAATATCCTTTCTAAGATTATGGACAAACTTGGAAGACGTCGAGTAATTACAGACAGAGACGGAAAGGTTCCATACCTTATCCGTTATTATGTGTTTTTAAAAGAACGCAAGAACTTTCCTTTTAATGTTACACTACATAAAGTTCTTGTAAGTGACGAACCTACACTACATGATCATCCATGGGGTTACGCAACTTTTATCCTTAAAGGTGGTTATTGGGAACATATTCCAATCCGTTCTAAAGAAGGTGCAGTTGTTGGTAGTACAAAAGTTTGGAGAGGTCCTGGACATTTTAGAATGAGAAGTGCAGACGATCTACATTGGTTAGAGCTTGCTAAAGATGCGGATGGTAATGAAATTCCTTGCTGGAGTTTGTTCTTTATGGGACGCAAACAAAAGGAATGGGGCTTTGTTCGTTTTGTACATACAACAAAAGTAGAAAACATTGCTGATGCAGGATACCGTTGGATCCACAATGAAGAATATCTTGCTAGAGGAGCAAAAGTAGACAATGAGTAACTATTATACTTTGCCTACTAACACTCCTATCTTCAATAGTATTAGTTCTGATCAAACTGTCTTCATTGAAGACAGCACATTTCCTGTAGAGCATACTCTTACTGTAGAAGGTCGTGCTATTGTACAAGGTAGAGACATTCTAAATGAACTTGACGAAATGCGTGATGCTCTGTTATTATTAAAGCGTGACGTAGAAATGGAAGCAAAGTATCCTAAGTTGCGAGAACTAAAGGATGCTTACGAAGCACAACTTGAGAAGTATAAAACTTGGGAGGCACTAAAGTAATGCAACACACTATACAAGAATTAATGGATAAAATTAGTGCAATGCATGGATTGGCTGTGCAAGCACACAGAGAAAAATACAGAGCGGCTCCGGGTGAGCCTTATGACGTAGATGGCGTTACAAATCTTGTAGAACAAATACAAGCACTGGCAGGCGACATCTATAATGATCGTACCATTCATCCTAAACTACAGGCGAAAAAGAAATGATTAAAAAACACTATTATAGTTGGCAAGACGTAGAACGTATGTGCGTCAGCATTGTCAATCAAATGTACAAAGACAACTGGCGTCCTGATTATATTGTAGGTCTTACACGTGGTGGTAACGTGCCGGCTACTATTATTAGTAACATGACAGGTATTCGTTGTGAAGCACTAAAAGTTAGTCTGCGTGACGATGATAGCCATTGTGAAAGCAACTGTTGGATGGCTGAAGATGCGTTTGGTTATGTTTATAAAGATGAAGATAAAATTACCGGCGGGCCTTTAGAAAAGAAAATCCTTATTGTAGATGACATCAACGATACTGGTGCTACATTTAACTGGATCAAACAAGATTGGCAAAGCGGTTGTTTACCTAACGATCCTAAATGGGAACGTATATGGGGTAACAATGTTCGCATTGCAGTTCTAACAGATAACATGGCTAGTGAAACTGTTTTGCCTATTAGTTATTCGTGTCACGAAATTAATAAAGCCGAAGAAGACGTTTGGCTTGTTTACCCTTGGGAGAATGTAGGTACATATGATTGAAAAACAATATATATTTCCAACACAAGTTTTCCGAGCAGTGTACGATAATGCACAAGAATTGCAAAAGAAACTTGTTCCTGAATTCCTAGCTAGAGAAAAAAGCGATGTAAGTCCTGTTAGATATAGTGCTAACGGTTATACTTCATACGGCAGTAACAGTGACGTTCTTAACGATCCGTTACTAGAAGATTTAAAAGGGTTTGTTGACCTGTGCGTACAGCATTGTCATAAAGAAACTAAATTAGCAGGTACACCTAAATTGGCGGCAAGTTGGTTTAGTATTAACCGCAAATACACTTACCACGAAGAACACAACCATTTACCGGACTTGTGGAGTGGTGTGTACTATGTTCAAGCAGATCAAGATCATCCTGGACTTACACTTGTAAATGGTAATCAAAAAGCAAATTGGCCTAAGAGCGGTATTACCGATCTTAGTGAATCAAACTCACCCACTGTAACTTGTGCGGCAGCAACTGGATCATTAATTATTTTTCCTAGTTATCTATGGCACAAAGTAGAACAACAAATGGTAGACAAAGAAAGAATTACGGTAGCATTTAATTATGGAATTTAAAGATATACCTTGGACTGATGTTCTTATTGACACTAAGGATTACGTAGTATTTAAAGATGGTTATCCTGTTACTGAAGGACATATCCTCTTTGTGCCTAAACAACAAAATTGGCAATCACTGACCAAGTGTTTTGAAACGGCATACAAATGGGGATACGATTGGGTTGAACGTGGATACTGCGATGCGTTTAATATCGGACAAAACGTTGGAGAAGCCGCTGGTCAAACTGTTATGTGGCCGCACGTACATTTAATTCCAAGACGCAAAGGCGATATGGATGATCCACGTGGCGGTGTTAGACATGTTATTCCAGAAAAAGGAAACTACAAAAAAGACACTGTTGAACTTGAAGACTTAGAAGATGTTGTACACGGAAGCGGATGTTAATGAGTAGAACACTTTTTATCGGTGATAGTCACGCTCACGGTTATTATGAAATTGATAAAACTATTTCAGCTTGGCAGGATAACAACTATGCCGAAATATATGCTAAAGCACATAATAAGCAGGTTGTAATTTATAGCCAACCGGGCGGTTGTAATAGAAAGTATCCTGCTTGGATCAAATCAATGTTTGATCGCTATGATGACATTGACGAAGTATTTGTACAAAGCACATACTGGAATCGATTCTTACTATCATGTTCTCGTAATTTAGATGTAGGCGAAACAACTAACGTAGATTTATATCTCGATAATGATCAACCCAAAGACAATCTAATTGATAGATATACTGATCATAGAGTAACTGAAAACTACATCGAAATGATCGACCAGGTTCGACAAGAGAACTATGAAGATTTTAAAGGCTTTGCATTTAATGATATGGAAGTTACACCCGATTGGGCACCTTTCCACGAAAAGTACATTTATACTAAACTATGGCACGAGCTTGTAACACCGTTGCAATATAAAGATTACTGCCTAGATTTACTAGCAATTGATACAATGTGTGCAAGACGTGATATTAAATGGTATCAATGGTCAATTAATAACCGTGTATTTGTTCCTGAAAATATCGAATTATACGGTAACTTTGCCGCAGGAACTAAAGCAAAAACATCTGCAGAAGGGTTCTTGCAGTTAGTGAAAGGTATTAATATTGAAACAGATAAACACCGCTTAGACGGTGAGCACTATACTACTGAAATACACAAACTAATTGCAACAGAATATCTTACATATTTGAAAGAAAAAGGTTGACACAGACCTAAATAACGTATATAATAAACAGTATATTTGGCAATCCACTGCCTTAACATCGGAGAAGTATATGAGTAAAGTAGAACAAATTAAAGCCAGACTAGAAGACGCAAAGGTGCGTTACTGGGCAGGCGATAATATTAGTCACGTATTACAAAAAGGTGACAAACAAGAACTTATTGAAGAAGCTACTGTAGCATTTCAAGGTGTACTAGATACACTACTAATTGATCAAGTAAATGATCCTAATTCACAAGGTACAGCAAGACGTCTTGCTAAAATGTACTACAATGAATTAATGGCAGGACGTTATGATCCTATGCCTAGCGCAACAGCATTTCCCAATGATAGCGATGAACGTTATGAAGGAATGCTTGTAGTCCGTTCAGAACTTAAAAGTGTGTGTTCACATCACCACCAGCCAGTATCAGGTGTTGCATACATTGGTATTATTGCCGCAGACAAACTAATTGGTCTAAGCAAGTACACACGTATTGCACAGTGGTGTGCTAGACGTGGAACACTACAAGAAGAACTTGCAAATGATATTGCACGTGAGATTCAAACTGCAACAGGTGCAGAAAATTTAGGTGTTTACATTCAAGCAACACATGGTTGTTGTGAGAATCGTGGTATTATGGCTAATAGCAGTCTTACACAGACAACTGTATTGCGTGGATCTTTTAAAGATGATGCAGGTACAAAGAAAGAGTTCTTTGACAACATTAAGCTACAACAGGAGTTTGCACGATGAACAGCTATGTTGAAAGTATTTGTCGAGGTCTATTAATCGGCTCAACTGTAGTAGTTGTGCTAACCTATTTGAAAGGAGCATTTTAATGAAATTACGCTACAGTGAAGCCTTTTACAGTGTGCAAGGCGAAGGCAAATATGTAGGTGTACCTAGTGTATTCCTGCGCACATTCGGTTGTAACTTTCGTTGCATGAACTTTGGTTTAAAGAATGAACCTATGCGAGACGAAAAGCAAAAGGCAGGCATTATTCGAAATGCCGAAGTACAAAGATTGCTTGACGCAGACGTACACAAGACTACAAAAGAATTTAACGATTTACCTATTATACATACAGGTTGTGATACTTATGCTAGTATCTATCCAGAATTCAAGCACTTTAATAAACAAGCAGACGTTGAAGAAGTGGTTGAACATCTGCTGTCACTTACTCCAGAAGGTAAGTGGACAATGGATAATGGACAAGATATCCATTTGATTATGACAGGTGGTGAACCGTTGTTAGCGTGGCAACGACTTTACGTAGAGCTGTTTGAACATCCACGTATGCGAGACCTTAAAAATGTTACATTTGAAACAAACACTACACAGAAATTACACGAAGATTTCTACAACTATCTTAACAACCAAGACAGATTTACAGTCACGTGGTCTTGTTCCCCAAAACTTAGTGTTAGCGGAGAACCTTGGGATACTGCTATCCTGCCTAATGTCGCTCATCAGTATAGTACTGTTAACGGCAGTGACATTTATCTCAAGTTTGTTGTCGCTAATCAAGACGATTTTGACGAAGTTGGCAGGGCTGTGGACGCTTACAGAAGTGCCGGGGTGGAATGTCCGGTATATCTTATGCCGCTGGGCGGACGCAGTGAAGAATATTCCCTCAATGTTAAAGACGTGGCGGAAGCCTGTATGGAACGAGGATGGCGATTCACACCAAGACTCCACATATCTTTATTCGGAAATGCATGGGGGACCTAAGAAGTTGTACATGAACAAACAGCATGAACGTGCTATGACTGCTCCTATTAATCAAACAGATGTTGAAGAAGCAGAAGAAATTGAACAAAGAATGATTAGAGCAAGGGAGGCAGGATTATAATGGGTTGGTGGAACAAACTAGTAAGAGATAAAACAGCAAAAGAAGCAGTCGAAGAGCCTGTGGTTGAAAAGACACAAGAAGAAATTCGTCGAGAAGTATTAGAAGCAGAAAAGCAATCTGCAACTGCTAAAGGCGAACCTTGGGTCGCTGTATTAGATACTAAAGTAAATCCTGAGAATATTCGAAACGGTTTCTTTGAACTTGATTGGAACAATGAATTTATCGAACAACTTATTGATGCAGGATATCAAGGAGAAACTTCTGAGCAAATTGTTGATGCTTGGTTTCGAACCATTATTAATCAAATGCTAGGCGAAGAAGGACTCGACACTAATCGAGGATCAGGATTTATTGATACAACTAAAATTAGTGAAGATAAAAGCGAAGTATCGTAATGCGTGATGATCTAATGGTACAACAACAAGTAGACAACGTATGGCAACATATGGTCGGCGTTATTTGTTTAAATCTAACTAATCGTAAACAAGTTAAAGCAGTACTACCTAAGTTCTTTGCTAAGTGGAATACACACGATAGCCTTGTACACGCAACACGCAGAGAGATTGAAGAAGTAATTGCACCATTAGGTATGAAGCACGTTCGAGCGGAAAGATTGTATCGAATGAGTGAACAGTTTAAAGACTGGGACGGTGAAGATGCTACAGATTTATATGGCATTGGTAAGTACGGTTCGGACAGTTATGAACTGTTTTACAAGAAACGTATCCCTGAAAATGTAGGCGACCACGAACTAAAACGGTATATTGAGGAAGAGTTTTCACTTGACAATAACACCTGTATACTATATAATAATACTATAAATGACACAATTAAGGCATAAACAATGGCAACATATATTTTAATAGATACAGCAAATACTTTCTTTAGAGCTCGTCACGTTGTACGTGGCGATATCGATACGAAGGTAGGTATGGCATTTCATATTACGCTAAATAGTATCAAGAAAGCATGGAATGACTTTGATGGTGATCATGTTATTTTTTGTTTAGAAGGACGTAGTTGGCGTAAAGACTATTATGCTCCTTACAAGCGCAATCGACAAGAAACACGAGATGCACTTACTCCTGCACAACAAGAAGAAGATACAATTTTTTGGGAAATGTTTGACGAGTTTAAAAACTTTGTTACTGTAAAGACTAATTGTACAGTTATGCAACATCCGCAACTAGAAGCAGATGATTTGATTGCAGGCTGGGTACAAGCACATCCTAATGACAATCATATTATCATTAGTACAGACGGTGACTTTGCACAACTTATTTCACCTAATGTAAAGCAGTACAATGGTGTTAGCAACACTACTATTACACACGAAGGTTACTTTGATGACAAAGGTCGCCCTGTAATTGACAAAAAAACTAAAGAGCCTAAGCCTGCACCTGATCCTGCATTTATGCTGTTTGAAAAGTGTATGCGTGGCGACACTAGTGACAATGTGTTTAGTGCGTATCCAGGTGTACGTACAAAAGGTACAAAGAACAAGGTTGGTCTTACAGAAGCATTTGAAGATAAGAGTACAAAAGGTTATAACTGGAATAATATGATGCTACAGCGTTGGGTAGATCACAACGGTGAAGAGCATCGTGTACTAGATGATTACAACCGCAATGTTGTATTATGTGATTTGTCTGCACAACCTGCAGAGATTAGAGAGATAATTAATAACACTATTGCAGAAAATGCAAAGCCTAAGCAAGTATCTCAAGTCGGATTGCATCTTATGAAATTCTGTGCAAAACACGATATGCAACGTATTGCTGATAACATTCAACTATATGCCGATGCATTAAATGCAAAATATACTATAATGGAGCCAATATATGATTAAAGCAAAACCAATACTAAAAAATAAGTTTTGGATTATTGAATCTAATGGCGAACGTATTGGTACACTATCTAAAGAAGAAGATAAAAGATATATGTACAGTTGTTCAACAGGGACAGAATATTTTAATGATACTAAATCTTTTAACAGTTATATCGGTGGTGCAAGTTGGGATAAAACAACTATCTCAGATGGTAGTAAGGCTGACAGGGAAATCCACGGATTTGCTACAAGTGGTACACCATATAATGTAATGTACAATGTACAAAAGAAATTGCCTCTTTTTACTAAAAGTAAAAAGTCAAAGAGCCTGTATGCGGCAGGATATTATATTATCAAATTTGATAAAGGCTGGGTTCGTAGTTTTTGTCCTAAGCTAGTTACACTTGAAAAATACGAATACAAAGGTCCTTTTAAAACAGACTTTACAATGAGACAGGAACTAAGTAATGCAAACAAACGAGCCGATTAATACAGCACCTATACAACAGTTTGTTCAAATTGTTAAGAGTGCAGAACAAACTAATCAAAAAGAAATTCGTATACCGTTAGTACAAGCTAAAAATTTAGTCTATACTCTAACAACAGTTCTTGCAAATCAGCAGGGTCGATTAGAAAAACTTATTGTAGATAATCGATCAGGTAGTGACGAAGTTGTAACAGTTACTATGGACGGCGGTTCTGGCTGGAAATAACCGAGTATAAAAAGATAAATATATACGTAGTTAATTTAAAGGATTACGTATATGTCAAGACCAAAGCCAAAAATCATTTTAGAACACATAGATAAAGCATCTTACAAGTGTGAACAAGTCCTAAAAGCTGAAGCTATTTGGGCTGTATTTTATAACGGTGAGCCATTTAATCTTAAAACATCTAATGCAATAACCAATTATCCGGGTCCTAAATATAAAAAAGTTTCCTTTAGTAATCCCGGACATGCACACAATCTAGCAAAAAAACTTAACGAAATGTTTAAAAGCGACGGCTTTCAAGTACACAGACTTGTACAAGGCGATGTTGTTACAGAAGAATGAACTGGAAAGAAACATATACTAAGATCTTTCTAAAGCAAGCCGATATTGCTATTAGCGAAGCTAATCTAAAACAATACCTTCCTCAATGGTGGCAAAACACTAGAGAGAAATCGGAAGGCGGATTAAGACTTACTGATGAAGGTTTTGAGTTTATTACAGATACACTGGATTTACAAACTTACGAAGTCCCATTCCCAAAAGATTTCAAAATGACTACTCAAACTGTTATCTTTTTAGATAAATTTATTACATGTCCATACTACATAACTTCAAGAAGTATCTACGTAACGGACGAAAAGAAAGCTATGGAACTACATCTTTTTAGCGGTGATCTAAGAAAGTATGGTTTAACTAAAGCGATTTCAAGACAAAATTCCGAATAAATTGGTAAAAAAGAGGTTGACTCTTTACCATAGTGGTGTTATTATATATACATACTTAGAAATTAAGTTATGGCACTGACTGAAACACAAGAGGAATATAACATGGAAAATATCGCACTTCGTACCGTAGGACCTAACAGCGCAAAGAAAAGCATTGTACGTGCTTTTGGCAAGAAGCGTCCACTGTTTATTTGGGGACCTCCAGGTATTGGTAAATCCGATATTGTGCATCAAATCGGAAACGATATGGAAGCACTTGTAATTGACATTCGTTTGTCGCTTTGGGAACCTACAGACATTAAAGGTATTCCTTATTTTGATAGCAATGCTAACAAAATGGTCTGGGCTCCACCTATGGAATTGCCCGATGCAGAGACTGCATCTAAATATAAAAACATTATTCTTTTCCTAGACGAAATGAACTCTGCGGCTCCTGCTGTACAGGCGGCGGCTTATCAGTTGATTCTAAATCGTCGTGTAGGACAATACAAACTGCCAGACAACGTTTTGATCGTTGCCGCTGGTAACCGTGAAGCAGACAAAGGTGTTACTTACCGTATGCCTGCTCCGTTGGCTAACCGCTTCGTTCACTTGGAACTTTCTGTTAACTGGGATGATTACTTTGCGTGGGCAGTAGAAAACAAAATTCATAAAGATGTTATTGGTTATTTGACTTTTGCAAAGAAAGACTTGTACGACTTTGATCCTAAGAGCCCAAGTCGTTCTTTTGCAACACCTCGTTCATGGTCGTTTGTTTCTGAACTATTAGAAGATGACGACGATGATAGCACTACTACCGATTTGGTAAGTGGTGCAGTCGGCGAAGGACTTGCCGTTAAGTTCATGGCACATCGTAAGGTTGCGTCAAAACTTCCTAACCCAACTGACATTTTGACAGGTAAGGTTAAGGAGCTCGAGACTAAAGAAATCAGTGCCATGTATTCCTTGACAGTCTCGTTATGCTATGAACTAAAAGACGCATGTGACAAAAACGATAAGAAGTTTAACGACAAAGTTAACAACTTCCTACGTTTTACAATGGATAACTTTGATACTGAGCTAGTTGTTATGGCTATTCGTCTTGCACTTACTCAATATCAGTTGCCTATTGATCCGGACGAAGTAGAATGCTTCGACGAATGGCATGAGCGTTATAGCAAGTATATCCAAGCCGCACAGGCCGCATAAATGGCTAAGAGTTTGGACGTTCTCTTTATATTAAAAACGTCCATTTTCGCTTGACTTCGACAGTAAATACATGTATACTGTATGTAACAGTTAAAGATAAGGAGCACCTAAATGAGCATCGATACTAAAGGTTATCAACCTAATCCAGACATTACTCCAGAAGAACTTAAAGTGATGCGCGAAGAAGTTCTTGATAGAGTTATTGTAGCTCGGGTAGGTTTATTGTTGCGTCATCCCTTCTTTGGTAATATGGCTACTAGACTTAAAGTAGAAGCATGCGATGATTGGTGTCCTACAGCGGCAACTGACGGACGTCATTTATATTTTAATACACAGTTTTTTAATGCTCTTTCTAATAAAGAAATTGAGTTCGTAATTGCACACGAAATTCTACATTGTGTATTTGATCACATGTCACGTAGAGAAGATCGCAATCCTCTTTTGCACAATATTGCCGCTGATTATATTGTAAACAATACACTAGTACGTGATCGTATCGGTGAAATGGTTAAAATTGTACAGTGTTACCAGGACTTCAAATACGAAGGATGGACATCTGAAGAAGTATACGATGATTTATTTAAACAAGCCGAAAAGAATGGTGAAGAATTCTTAAAACAACTCGGTGAATTGTTAGACGAACATATCGACTGGGAAGAAGATTCGGGCGATAGCAAACCTAAAGACGGCAAAGACGGCAAAGACGGCAAAGGTCATCCAACTTATTCAAAAGATGAAATGAAAAAGATTAAGGATGAAATTAAGGAAAGTATGATGTCTGCGGCGCAGGCAGCTGGTGCAGGTAATGTTCCGGATGCTGTACAACGTATGATTAAAGAACTAACAGAGCCTAAAATGAACTGGCGTGAAATTTTGCGTCAACAGATTCAATCAACTATCCGCAACGACTATACATTTAGTCGTCCTAGTCGTAAGGGCTGGCATACTGGTGCTATTTTGCCAGGTATGAATTTCGACGAAACTATTGACATTTGTATTGCACTTGATATGAGTGGTTCTATCGGTAACAGCCAAGCAGAAGACTTCCTAGGCGAAGTAAAAGGCATCATGGACGAATACAAAGACTACAAGATTAAGATCTGGTGCTTTGATACAGATGTCTACGGTGAAGATGACTTTAGTGCTGATGATGGACGAGATCTTACTGAGTATGAAATTACCGGCGGCGGTGGCACTGACTTTATGGCGAACTGGCGCTATATGCACGATAACGATATTCAGCCTAAGAAGTTTTTGATGTTTACAGATGGCTATCCATTTGGTAATTGGGGCGAAGACGATTACTGCGATACAGTATTTGTAATTCACAGCCATCATGATAAAAATTTAAAGGCACCGTTTGGATTGACGGCGCATTATGATGAAGCGGCATGATAAAGAATAAAATATCGCCACATGATTATTTTGAAACAAGGAGATTGAAACATCAATCTCCACACCTGTCTTGTATTGATTTAAAATTTACATACAATACAGAAAAGGCAATGGTAAAATGGATACAAAACAATTTGAAACACCGTTATTACCTAGCCAAAACAGTAGGTATCACTAAAGAAAATAAGATAGATACTGTTATGCGAGTCGGATTTGAAGATGCAAAAGAACTTTCTTATTTCGTTCTTGCATGTCCACTATTAAAGTACAACTAAATAATATACGCATATAACTAAAAAGGAGTATAATATGTCACAAGAAACTACTGCTACGCAAGAAGCACCAGCAACTGCACCTGTAGAACTAACAGTTCAAGACTTGGGTGTTATTAGATCAATTATCGACGTTGCTAGTCAGCGTGGTGCTTTTAAAGCAAATGAAATGGAAGCTGTTGGTAAAACATTTAACAAACTTGATAACTTCCTACAAACTGTACAAAAGGCAGAAGCTGAAGCCGCTGAAGCTACCAAAAAGGAAACTACCGAAGGAGGTAAGTAATGGCCGAGATTAAACACGTTGGTGTGTTAAAGGACAACAAAAGAAAAGTTGTTGTAGCATACAGAGTAATTCCAGGAGAACAACCTGCAGAAAATGCAATTGTGATTGACACTGCATCACTAACGGATGCTGATCACGAAGTTCTAATTAGAGCTGTAGAAAGCAATGCAGGACAAACAGCATTTGAGTTTGCTGAAGTTATGGCAAGAACGTCACTTAGTGACGGTAGCAATATGCTTGCACGTTTTCATACAACAGGCAAATTACACAGAGTCAAAATGACCGATGTTGACATGACACCTAATACTACAACAAAAATTGGTTTAGATGCACTTAATAAAATTATTGCAGAGCAAAGAGGTGTTAGTATTTCCGATCTTGCACTTAAAGATCCTAATGAACGTAAGCCAGGTGAAAGTGTTACTGAAGCAGGTTCTGTTAATGAAATGGCGCCAGTAAGCGATACTGTAGTTGCCGAATCACAAGTAGCTAATTTACAAGCAACCTCTAATGAAGTAATCACTGATGAACAACTAGCCGCAAAGTATCGTAGCGATGCTGATAGATTGTACAAAGAAGCAAAGGCACTTAGAGCACAAGCAGAAGAACTTGCGCCAACTGTAAAGAAGACTAAGAGTGTCAAAGAAACTTCCTGATGATATAATTAAACACTGGCCTGAAGTTTTTAAAGATATTGATATACATACTATACCCATTGACTACATTAGCACAATTCGTATTGAGTTTAACGGTGGTAAAGTTTGGGAAATAGATTGCAATGGTAAAAGAACTACTGGTTCTAACTTAGAAGATGTTCTAGGCGATCTTTTTGACGAATATGGCGACAGTATTCAGAACGTAGATTTTCGTTTAAATAGTGCTAAAATTAAACGAGACGTACAGAAGAATACTAGAGCATTTCTCAAAAATCCAACTAAACGGAAATCGTGAATTTGGCATAAATATATGTAACAATGAATTAGGAGCATTACATGGGTACTTTACGATTAAAACGAGGCACTAAGACTGCACTTCAAAGCAGTCCTGGTTATACACCAGCTGAAGGTGAACTTGTTTATACAACAGATAGCAAAGAGGTCTTTGTAGGCGACGGAGCCACACAAGGTGGTATTCCAGTATCGGTGTCAACACAAAACTTAGAAGATTTAGGCAACGTACAAGCATTAGCCGCACAAAAAGATCAAATTTTAGTTTATAACGGTGCAAATTGGGCCGCTACAGACAATCCAGCATTAGACATTCGTGGTAATATCTACGGTGACGATTCAACGCTCCTAGTTGATGCTATTAACGGCAAAATTGTTGGACCCATTGAAACTACTTCTATTATTAGCAGTGGAAATATTGTAGGCAATGTAATTGGTGACGTTACTGGGTCAGTAACTGGTAACCTAGTTGGTGATACTACAGGTACACACTATGGTAATACTACTGGTTTTCATAGTGGTGATACTAAAGGCAGTGTGTTCGGCGATGACAGTGGTCTACTAGTAGATGGTATTAATAGTTTAATTGTTGGTCCTATTGTAACCGAAACAACTCTTACAATTAGACAAGACGCACCTGCTCCAGTTAACAGTCTCTTAATTCAAGCACAGTCTGCAGATGGCGCAACAGGTCCAAAAATTAGAACTGAAGGTTCGCGTGGTACACTTGGTGCTCCACTAGCAGTTATTGGTGGTACAACAGGTGACGCACTAACTGACATTCACGGATTTGGTTGGGACGGAACTCAGCAGACACTAGCCGGACAAATTAAAATTGCCGTCGATCTAGATGAAACAGTATCTGATGGTATTGTACCTGGAAGAATGTTGTTCCTACCATCAAGTACCGCAGGCAACGTTACACTTGCACAAGTTATGACTTGGAATAGTAAGGGTAGACTTGGTTTAGGTACTAATAGACCTGATAACGTATTACACGTGGCAGGCGATGCAAAAATTACTACTGACCTTGAAGTGCAAGGTACAGCAACACTAGCCAATAGTGTTAACACTGGATATCATCAGTTTGCTAGTTTAACTACTGCACAACGTGATGCACTTACTCCAGCTAACGGAATGGTTATTTATAATTCAGATACTGAAAAATTCCAAGGCCGCGAAAACGGTGCATGGGTTAACTTAGTCTAAATTATACTGTTTAAGTAATTCTTTTCTACTTATTTTACCTTGTCCTTTACGTGGAATACTTTCCACGTAAAAGACTTTCTTAGGTATTTTATACCATGCAATTTCTTTAGATAATTGCTCCATATCTACTTTGCCAACAACAACTGCATAAACGCTGTCATATCCAAACACCACACAATCTATTGCTCCGCATTTAACTAGAGCTTCTTCTACTTCGTAAGGCATAATTTTAATACCTTCTTGGTTAATTACATCTTTAACTCTTCCAGTAATAAACAAAAATCCTTCATCGTCGATATATCCTAAGTCTCCGGTATAATAACCATTAACTACAATTTCACCATTATCAAATGTTACAGTTTTATTTGGTAGTACAAATCCAACACTGCCGTGTTTTTGCGGATAATGCATTATACTAATTGTTCCTGTTTCATTTAGTCCATACGAATCAGTTGTAATACAATTAAAATAATTTTGCACTTCATGTTTAAAATCTTTGTACATAGGTGCACCAACTGTACGAATATGTCTTATACTCATAGTTTCATACGGCACTTTGCAATACTTCATTAACTTCAATAAAATACTAGGATTGGCTACTAAAAATGTGGGCTTAACTTTAGGCCATGATTCCCATACGTTATCTAAAACATGATAAGTTGCACCAGTTCTATAGCAAATTGAAAACAGTTGAAACCCTATACATGCCCACAATGGAATACAATTTATAGTAGAATCTTTATCTGTGATATTAGCATGTATTTGTATGTTAGTATCCAATCCTTCTGTATCATGATCGGCTCTTGTTAGTGGTATTAACCTAAGTGCATCAGTACTTCCGCTTGATACAAATGCTGTTATTTCGTCATCGTTACATTGATTATATCTAGGCTTTGGTAGCACATCGTCCCATATATCAACATCGTAATACTTGCGTTCAATCTCTGTTGCTTTATAGTCCATAACAACAACACTGCACACACTCATTACTCCGTATATTTTCATTAAGTTAGTACAATTGCTGTACACACCTAACCTACAAGTTTTATCGTATCCTGCATCGATTAATTCCTTAGCATAACTTTGTGCTAAGGAATCAAACTGTTCTTTTGTATATGTATTACCATTCTCGAAAGAAAGTATTATATTATTCACTTTTTAATTATTCCTGATTTAAATACACTAGCTAGTCCTAACGCTTCTTTGTTAAACTTAACTAGATTCTTGAGTGCTTGTTCAGTGATTAGCGTCATTAGTGTATCTCTATGTGCATTTCCGTTGGCACCAATTTTCCACTTATAAACACCTACTTTGTTTTCTATAATTTTCTTACTATCTTTATTTAAAGACATATCATGTAATGCTTGTTGTAATTTGGCAGTATTTGGATTACCTTTGCGTACCCACAATGCTTTTTGCATACCATCACGGAAACTTTTTACTAGTTTGTATGCATCGTAGAAATCACCACTCGGCTTAACACCCCATCGTTTTTCAAATAGTATTTCAAACTGGTAACCAGGATAGTTTGTATCGTCACCATGATCACCTGTTTCACTATTTAGAATACCATGATGAAACCAAATCTCTGCATTATCATCTGATTCAACATGCTTTTTATATGCGGCAGGATTTTCTCTAGTAGCATTTAATTCGCCTCTCTTAAAAGCAAGCCGTCTTTCGCCGCCGCTCATTCCTTTAACCCAGGTTACATTTTCTTTAAAACAAGTAATATATTCATCTACAGTTTTATCAGGACCACATACTAACATTGTCATTGCAAATGCTTCTGGTACCATGCCCGAACCTGCCGCAAATCTAATGCCGCCGTGTTCTAAATCAATAGCACGATGCTTGCCTACAATAATGTTTAAGTTCATAAGACCAATACTTTCGTACTCAGCATAGTTGTAATCAACTTCTTCTTGTAAGAAACTTACGCCGTTGCCGCCATGACTTACCATGATTACATCATCGTCATATTGCATTTCATTATGAAATGTATTAAAGCCTGGAATATCTCGAGCACCAGGAATGTGTACAATATTAACATCTTCTCCAAGATATTTTTCTAATTCTTTAGCAACAATTTCTGCCCAGACGCTTGTGCCGCCTCCTGGCTTCTGTGGTACTACCATTGTATAATCTGCATTTGCTACTGTAGTAAACATTGCAAACACTAAACCTAAAATTAACTTACGCATAATCTATTTTCCTTTTTGATGTTAGTCCCCAAATTAGTGTTACAATTATTGCAAAAACTAATCCTAGGAATATTGGTTTATCTAACAGTTTATCAACTGTATAAAGTCCAGACATTTGGACTGTAAGTGCCTCAATTCTATCAGATAGAATAAAAGCAAATAGCAGTGCAGGTCTGCTAAATTTGTATTGCTTGGCTAGTAGTCCTATTACACTACACAATGCAAGCATTAAATAATCTTCCCAACCGCCTGTATATTGTACACAAGCAAGTACTATAAAACCCAACAGCAACGGAAAGTAATATTTGTAGGGTATTTGTGCTATCCGGGCTATAAAAGGTGTCGTAAACAAGCATAGAGCGCCTACAAGCACGGTTGCAAGCATAAAGCCGTATAACATACTATCAAAAAATTTAGCGTCATTAGCAAGCTCTAAAGTACCTAATTCAAAATTTAAGTATGCAAATAGAGCCATTACAATAGCGGCAAAAGGTGCACCTGGAATACCAAACAATACTGTAGGAATCATGCTGGTTGCTTTTTGTGAATTGTTAGCACCCTCTGGTCCTATAACACCTTTAATGTTTCCGTTACCAAACTTGTCTTTAGGATGACTTGCAACAGTTGAACTATATGCCATCCAATCTGCAACTGCTCCTCCTAGTCCAGGTAATAAGCCGACAAATGCGCCAATAATCCCTCCACGTAATGCATCCCATTTATTATTCCATACAGCAATTATTCCTTCTTTAGTTTGTATACTATTTGCAATTAATGGGTTACTGGTATTTGTACGTTGTGTAAGACCGCTTAATAATTCTGGAATGGCAAACAAACCAGCAACTAACGGCATTAATTGTATACCTGCGCCTAAATATTCCCAACCGCCAGTCCAGCGGTCTGCGTTAGTTGCAGGATCAACTCCTATTAAACCTATGAACAAACCAAAGCACAATGCAACCATACTTCTAATCCAAAACTTATTTGTTACAAATGTCACACATACTAATGCTAGTAGTGTAAATGCCCATAGCTCTGGAACACCGAATATCATTATTAGATCAGTGTAATAAGGCAACAGAAAGAATGTAAGAGATCCCCACAGTAATCCGTTTAGTGTACTTGTGGTTACTGCGGCACTGATAGCATACGTTGCTTTACCTTGTAATGCTAACGGAAAGCCATCTACCATAGTTGCCGCGGCTGAGTTTGCACCAGGTATTCCTAACAGTACACCTGTGTAAGTATCACCTGTTGTACTTGCGGCTACTACTGCCATAACAAATATAACTGCTAGATAAGGATCTGGAAATAAAGTAATAAATGAAAATACAAATATTAAACCTGTAGTTGCTCCGGCACCGGGCAGGATACCAATTATTAATCCATAAAATGTTCCTGCTAGTAGTGTCAATATTGAAGTCACTCTTTTCTCCTTGTATATAATTAATTATATCAGAAGAACATTTTTTTGAAAAAATGTGGAGAAAAATTATGAATACACGAATTTTTTCGTTAGTTATGAAAAATTTAGAACAAACCTTCAATTTACCTAAGTACAAAGGTTTACAATTAACCAAAGATAGTGTAGTAGATGATCTACCATTTACACCTGTACGTAAAGAAAAATTCGCACAGAATATTATGCACGAGTTAGATATCGAACACTTAGATTTAACTGGAACTATTGAACAGTTTGTACAATCATTGGATACTTTTTATATGAAAAGATTCTTTGGCGAAATTTGGAAACCTAATACCGACAATCATACTTACAGCGGATGGAGTATTGTTGAGCGAATTAACAAACAAAATCCACGCAATGTGTTAGACTTCGGATGCGGATATAATCAATTTAAACCACGTATTGCTAATCTAACAGGTATTGATCCGTTTAATGACAATGCAGACTATATGGTAGACATCCTAGAGTTTAATGTAGATGAAAAATATGATCACATGATTGTATTCGGTAGTTTAAACTTTGGTGATGAAAACGATATCCGTACAAGATTTGATAAGTTGTATAATTTATTAGACACCGGTGGTAGAATGTACTTTAGAGTTAATCCGGGAATATTATGGCCTAAAGGTCCGTATGTAGATATATTTCCTTGGACTTTTGAGTTTGCTTATAAACTGGCTAAAGAATATAACTGTAGTTTAGAACAATACAAAAAAGATAATAGTCGACTTTATTTTGAATTACTAAAGATGTGACACGTCTTTAGAAAACTTTACTGTTTTTCTAAATGCCATCTCATTAAACTCAAGATCAAATTTTTCACATAACGTCACAAAAAAATCCTTGTCGTATAATTGAGAAACTTCTTTGATAATAAAATCTTTATCATCTGTCTTTTGTTTATAACCTTCTATTTGTGCAGTAAGATCGTTGACTAAACATTCTTTAAATGTTATTCCTTGTTCATTTGCTTTATCAGTATACAAATCTTTAAAAAGATAGTTTCTATTACGTGGATCAACATAATAATGACATGTACTGTTTATCCATCTAGTATATAATAATTCTATATCTTCAGGAATAATTACAAAATGTTTTGCAGGATTAAAAAAATTCTTTACTCTATCTAAATCAGAATGTAGTGTATACACAAAATTATTAGGATAGAGACGTTGCTTCCATGTTTCAATTTCATCTTGTGAATATTCTCTTCCTTGCTTTTCGGCCATATCTAATACAGGAGGAATAGTTTTATCACAAACTCCTTTACCTAATGCACCTCTAAATCTTTTATTAAAATGTAATCTCGAAAAGTTAGCATCGTTTATAATATTAAAAGAGTCCCAAGGGTTGATTCCATTTTGTATATGATCGTACCAACTTACATTATTACAACTAGAAATAATTCTTCCTGCAATATGTCCGCCTGATCCCATAGGAAAATTAATTGTAATTGCATTATTATACATCAAGTCTTCCTAAATAATATAATCCCTTATTCCTGTATGTTACAAGATCACCTGTTGCAAACCAATCGTCATGTATACACATCGGACTTTTTACATATAACTGGTTTTCTTTAACTCTATAATCACACCAAAATGTGTTGCCCAAAATATTATCTTCTGCTGTATCGCCAGGTTTATACAATTTATTAATAACACAAGGACCAATTTCACTCATACCCCAATTCGCCAAAACTGTTGCGCCACGGTCTATAAATGCTTGTATATGATGTTTTGGAATTGGATCACTGCCCATTGCAACAAATTTACCCGTTAAATCAGCTGTTTTAAAGCTCTTAGTGCTTAGTAGTGCTTCACACATAGCAGGAGCAATAAACGTGTGTGTATGACGCTTAAAACGCTTTAAAAAGCTATATGCATTGAACTTTTCAATTGTTATATCGCACCCTAGTGTATATGCCGGTAAACTTTGAAGTAATAATCCACCTGCATGAGTCATTCTAGTAACTGTATACACACTGCTATTTTTGGTTAGATTTTGGGCAGTAATTGCAGTATCGATACAGTGTTTTAAATTTTCAGGACTTCTATATATAGATTTTGGAGATCCTGTAGTACCACTACTGCTTATAGTGCATCCATTTTTAAGAACATCTTCAAAATTCAGTTCCATACTCTACCTTTTTCTTTTCGTATTCTTTAATAAGCATTTCGGTAATAGGTCCGGAGCGAACTGGCGTTACGCCGCCACTAGAACTTGTTAAAAAGATTTCGTCCATGTTGTCCCAATCTTCTGCTGATATGTCAGTTCGGTCGAAATCAATTTTTTGTTCTTTAGCAATATCTTCGACAACACTCATAGTAACACCTTTAAGACAATTCCTCGCAGGTGTACAAATTCCTATAGTATCAACAAATCCAATATTAAATCCCGGGCCTTCAGTAATATTATCATCGCTATCAACTAATACACAAGTATCGTATCCTTCAGGAACTTTACGCTGAGCCATTGTTAATTCAATCCAGCTCATGTTTTTATATTCTTGTCCAAAGTGTATATCGTCAACTCGGTAAGATTCTTTATCTAGATAAACATTAACAACGTCTTTATTAGCAAGTGGATAGCTAGGCTTAATATACATTGCAAAATTTATTGGACAATTTTCTAAGTCTCTTGGATTACCACTGGGCGGAAAGCCTCTCCAGATCATAAACCATACAAACGCATTTTCAATTGGATTGCGTCTAGCAAGTTCTTTAATGATCTCTAGAGGATCTACGTCTGGAATTGTAAGTCCATAGCGTTTAGCACTGTTCTTAAATCTTTGTAAATGTCGTTCATAACAGAATGCTTTGCCGTTATATACGGGCATAACATCATAAGTAGCATCACAGTGAATAAACCCAAAGTCTAAAACACTAGGTCCTATTTCTCCTAGCGGCTTATATTCACCATTCTTATATGCTATTAAATCTAATACGTTAGTCATCAAAATGTACCTTCTTTAATTGAGGATCATCAGGCAATTTTTCTTTGAGGACTTTTAAACGATTAATTCTCCATTCAAGGAGTTTAAAATCTAATACCCAAGGAAAAATTGCGTGAATCAAACTTCCTATAGTTACTGCTAACAAAAAGAAAAATTCGTTCATTGCTAAACGAAAATGCCACCAATAGCCTGCATCAGGCTTACCAGCTTTATTTTTTGCTTCGTCTAAGTGTTTAGGATTGTACCACATAGTTTCCTTTCAGCAAACTTCTACGTCTAGTGTATTCTTTAATGTTTAACTTCCAGACTGTTTGCTCAGTATAATATAACACCATTTCACTATGTTTGTCAAGTATTTTTTGCTTTGCTAGTAAGCCCATCAACTTATGATTACGAGCGGCTTTACCATTAGAATGTTCATGGTGTGTGTTTGTGCTAATATATAGTTGATCAGTAGGACACCATTCTATGAAACGTGGAATCATTTCACGTTGTGTAATACTGTTCCAGTCGCCTTTGCCTAATCCTTGAAAGGTATCAGTTTGAGGCAGTTCACAACCTCTAAACATAATGCGCCATGCGTTATCATCAACCTCAGGTAACGGATGGCATCCGGCCACTGCTACTATTTCATTGTCTTTAATTGCACAAAAAAATTCACCGTTTTCTTTGCACCAATCAAACTTCATTGCTTTTAAACTTGAATTATTCTCATAACCAAGTTGTTTTGCTTTAGAGCAAAATATTTCTAGTTTAGGTATGTGTTCATCAGTAATTGTTGTAACAATCATAAGTAGCTCAAGTTGTCTGAAATAATGTTTACAGTTTCTTCATTAAGATCTACATTTACAACTATCATGTATGAAGGTTTAAAACTAGTATTGAATAGATAATGTGTTTTAAGAGTGTCTACAAAGTATACGCATCCATTATCCCAATTCTCAATTTTACCATCAATTATAAAACTAAAATTTGGCGGGTTGACATTTCGTAATGGAATTAGTAATCTAAAACTATCTATTTTTGTAGTCTTGTTATCTCTATGAGGAGGAAAATATCCGCCTGGGTCGAGTTTTAAAATATGAGTTCTAAAAATATGTTTCTTTAATGGTTCTAGACATGTTTGTAATTCAGGAGATTTATTATACACATCTGTGTATGTTTTAAAATCTCTTTCACTATAGTCTGTATTATTCTCTTTATTGTATTCAATTAAACTATCTAGATCAGGAATACCAGACACACCGCCATCAAGACTTGTAATACTTAATCCATACCTATTAACAGACTTTCTTGGGTTGTATGGTACATACTCAAAGTCTTGTTCAGTAAGGTTAAGGAACTTATTAACATCATTTAGAACAAGATTTAATTTAAACACTGTTCCGTATGCTGTTAAATGGTTGTAGAGGTTAATCACTTTCGCTAATCCATTCGATATCTTTTAGTAAATATATGTGTATTTAATAAGAAAAAAAGGATACACTTTACAATATGGCATATGTATACAGAAGCAAAGGTTCATATCCTCCTAAGAATCAAAAAATAATAGAACATACTTACGCGGCTAAGAGCGGATTAGATGCTATAGTACCTATCAATCCAGAATGGGAGAATATAGGAGTTCAAATAAGCGGAGGTATGGACAGTGCTTTGCTACTCTATCTAGTAGCAAAGACAGTAAAAGACAACAATTATAATATTAAAGTAAGACCTATACACTTTGATATCCCTACTAAGTTACCTGTACAGCCTCTTGCTATTATAAGCAAAGTAGAAGAATTACTAGATTTTAAATTTGGAGATATTATAGAATACGCTATTCCATTAGAGCAGTGTACAAAAGAAGCAACCATGTCGGGTGTTGGTAAGAAAGAATTTATTATACTTAAAATTAGAGAAATGTTAATGTCTAAAATTGTTAATTTTGAAGTTAACGGAAATACAAAAAATCCACCTGTTGAATTTAGAAAACATTTTCCAAATGATGAATTTAGACAAAAGAATAGAGATAGAACATTTGACATTTATACAGGACCGTATAATGCATCTCCTCTTTCTCATTTAGATAAAGCAGATGTTGTAAGCCTGTATAAAAAATATAACCTAATTGACGAGTTAATGACATTAACATGTTCGTGTGATAACTGGAGAGATCAGATCATTGCAAAAAAATTAGATATTCCTTGTGGTCAATGTTGGTGGTGTCACGAACGAGCATACGGACTTAGTCAAAATAACATTCAAGATCCTACACCTGTAAAGAAATTTGAAGATGAAAATTCCAAGTAAAACATTTTGCAGTATGGCGTGGGACCATCAGTTTATCGATCCCACTGGACGTGTGAAACCGTGCTGTAGGTTTGCTGAAAAGTTTAGACCCAATGAAAACAATCTCAAAGAAAAAACACTGAGTGAAGTGTTCTACGGAGATTGGATGAATGATATTCGTGACAAGATGATGAAGGGCGAACAAGTAGAAGGATGCATACGTTGCTATCAAGAAGAAGATGCAGGTAAGCGTAGTTTACGAGAACGTTATCATGATAACAAAACATTGCCTATAGACAAGTTAGTCGATCTAGATAATCCTAAGATCGGATGGATCGAACTTGCCATTAGTAATGATTGCAACTTAGCGTGTCGTATGTGTGACAGTCGTTATGCGTGGAAGTGGTTCAAAGAAGAACAAGCAATTTATGGCAAGACTTGGAACGAAGTCGAAAAAAGCAAAAGTGACATTGCTAACATATATCCTTTTATAAATGATCTAGTTCATATCAAGTTCACCGGCGGTGAGCCGTTATTAACAAAGGATCAATGGATAGTAGTTGACAAACTAATTGCGGAGAGAGACTGTAGCGAAATATTTTTAAATTATAGCACTAACTGTACTATTATGCCTAAAGATAGTTGGGTCAAAAAATGGGACAAATTTAAAACAGTCGAGTTTGCTCTTAGCTTTGATAGTTGTAACAAAGAAGAAAGCGAATATATACGTTGGCCTGCAAAATACGAACTTACTGAAGAAGTAACTAAACGCTTTTTAGAATTAAAACGTACAAACGGATATAATGTTCTATTACGTAGTACTATTAGTATTTTAAATGTATGGTATATGGCAGAAAGTATGGAGTGGTGGTTTAAACACGATAGCGGCAATGTTATTGTGAATCCAACACATTTAACATATCCAGAAATATTATGTGTTACAGTATTACCTAAACACATCAAGGAACGTGTAACTGCTAAATTTAACGAGTATCAGAAGAATTCAGATAACATAAAGATAATTAACTCGTTAGAATATATAAAAAATCTTATGAATAGCAAGGATGACAGTCATCTTCTACCACAGTTACAAACGTATTTAGAAGGCACTGATGCTTATAGAGATCAGGACTTTTACAAAAGTTATCCTCATTTTGCAGATATTTTTGCAACCATTAAAGATTAAAAATAATATGTTCGTTGATTGTATGAGCGCCGCCTTCATTTTTTATGTCAGCAGGATTTTTACTACAAAACTTCTTACAAGCATAAAAGCAATCTGATTTATCCCAACTATTTTCTAGTTTAATCAATGCTTTACTTTTTCTTAGATCCTGTATAGATTTATTTTGTGTATGCAATTCTTCTAAATCTTCTCCAAGAAATTCTTTTAGATCATCAACATAAGGTTGATTAGCTATCCAACAACAAGGATAATAATAACCGTCGCTATCGATATATTCTGCGGCTTTATTAATTTTACAGCGTGGATAGATCATTTTTTATATTTTCTTCAAGTTGATTAATCGTTATTGTAGGATTAAATTTATCACTGTTGCGATTGCTTTGCACTATCATAAACTGATCAAATTTTAGTTGTTTAGCTATTGCTAGTGCTTGTGTAATAGTGTCCTGATTATATTTAAAAAGTATATGTTTCCATATCAACTTAGTTGAACTATTATTTGTTCTAAATGCTTCTATACCTTTTACAATTAAATCCCATTTAGAATTTACTCGGTACATATGATTATTACTTTCAATGCCATCAATACTAAAATTAATTTCGTCGTTAGCATCAAACACTTTTGCTAGTCTGCTCCACCAATCTGAAGTTCTATAACTTCCATTAGTGTGTAAAATTAATTTAGCAGTATTGTTCTTTTCTTTAATCTTACGTATTAATCCAATAAAATCTTTATGATATATTGGATCACCATGATTTCCGCAGATAATAATTTCGTCAAATGTAGATGTCAAATTACTATAGTGTTCAATGTCACAATCTATATTTTGTATTTTATCTGAATATATTGTTCTTGGACACAAAGGACATTGTAGTGGACATCTCGAAGTTGGCTCGATATGAATTATTCCTGGCACACTACTTTCCTTTTTGGTATTTTTGAATCTGCACTTGAGACACAGGAGTTTGTAATGCAGGGCATAGGGGTATCAAAGAGTTTAAATCCTGTTTCGATGTTTCCAAGCGGCACATCGTGACAGGAATAGGATCGCTTAACGGAACCGTCGGGCTCTCTAATAATGATTCCTTGGTATCCGGCATTGCAATTCCAACCTTTAAACTTATTAAAATTAAAAGCGTTAAAACGCTCAGCTTGATCCATATACCATTTTTTGCCATCTTTATCCTCAAATTCTACTTGCATATGCCAAGGTACACTAGCATCTGGCTTGCTCATTCCTGCAGGTACTTCAAACTTTGCTTTAGGACGTTCAGCCCATTTACGTTTACTTTCTGTGTATGCACGTTGCGGCATTCCGTTGTGCAAACGTTTTAGATCTTCCGGTTTATAACCATCAACCACTCTCGAGGCAGTTGGATCTGATTGCGGCTTAAGAGTAACATTGATTCCTTGTTCGTGGAAGAACAATGCATTTTCCCAATCTCTTTCGAACCAGTCCGGAACCATAACCATATTGATTGTAACTTGTACATCGTGTTCTTGACACAAGATCAGTTTGTTAGCGAAATCTTGCATCTTTTCTCGTGTATTAAGATGCTCTGTGTGTAAACTTGCTGTAATGCTTGCTCTATGAAATGGCTTAACTGCTTCTACATACTGTTCAAACCACTTCATGTTGCGGCTACAGTTTGATGTCATGTGAACGCTAGTATAATTAGTATTATCAACATCATCGGCAAGATGTTTGAGAATGTCCAAATAGCCAGGGTGAAAAGTAGGCTCACCACCAGATAAACTAAAATGAAAGCTATTAAAACCGTTATCACGAGCCTGTCGCTTTATCTCGTCAATTGTTCGTAGACATAGTACAGTTGGTCTATGATCTTTTCTGTCACTGCGAGCGTACGGCCAGCAGTAAGAGCATTTATAATTACAAAAACGACCGAGCAACCAACTAACAGTAAAAAGATCCCTGTAGAGTAGAGTTCTTTGCCCCACAGAGACAATATCCTCAAAGGGGATTTTAGTAAAATCATAATTGCTCCATTTTAAATCTTCAGTCATAATACTATACTAACACACTTATTGATCTTTGTCAACCTTCCATTCAATCATATCTTTAATTAAATGGTAATGTTCCCAATCTTTAATCTTAGGAACTTTTAAATCTAAATTATCTGTGCATCTCCACTTAGGGCATCTAATAGGTTCCAATGGAAGATCAATTGAGTCTTTATCATAAATGTTTCCTCTCTTCCCTCCAACGTGACAACTGCCAATATAAATGTCTCCCGGAGGAGTTACTTTTAAATGTTTTACACCTGCCCAACATAGCCAGCCTTCATAATTATTTTTCTTGTCAAAATTAAGTTCGTTGTAATGAAAATCAATATCTTTGTATTGCTTTTCTTCATCCTGGAACCAAAACTTTAATTTACGTTTATCTGGAGTAACAGTGCTTTCGTAAATTCTCTTAATTTTATCTTCTTCGCCTTCTTTATAAAATTTCTTTTCTCTAGTTTCAATTACCTTAATTTCTACTTCGTCATCTGTAGACAATAGTATTTTAGGTTCCATTGTATCATTATTTTTTTCAAAGTCTAGTTTTGTTCTAGGTAATAGTTCATTACTATTGCCGCCTGGTGGACGTATATATCTATGTTCAATATTAGTAATACCATGATTCCTAAATGCAGTTTCCATTTTTTCAATATTATTAAACTGCTCAGGATAAACCATAAATCTTAATATTAAATTTTTTCGAGTATAACCGTTTTTAAAGTCTTTATGATCAAGTCCTTTTTCTTCTTGTTCTTTATTCCATGCCACACGCCAATCATCTAGTTCAATAAACTTTTCAATAAATTCATCAACCTTATCTGCCATGTGTTCAAAATGAAAACTAACTGTAATACTGTCCAGATACTGGAATAGCTCTTTTAAATAGTTTGCAGTCCTACTTCCATTAGTAGTAATACTAATGAATCTTGCACCTTTTTCTTCTTTAATATACTTACACAAATCCATAAACTTTGGATTCACAGTAGGCTCGCCACCTGTCAAACTCCAAAATACATTAGTGCCATGTTCTTCATAAACTACATCAACAAGACGCTTCATGTTTTCTAACGGAACGTGTGGACTATGATTGTCGTGCAAATAATCTACACAATAACTGCAATCATAATTACATCTTTTTCCAATATACCAATCAACACTAAATGCGCCAGTTGGATTAAACTTAAAATAACTTGCTACTGGTTCCATTATAGTTTATCCTTTATAAACTTATCTCTTTTGTTTTCTTTACATACTTGTTCGCATCTTGGAATTTTATTGTCTGATGTCCAACTATTTTTAATATCAGTCCAAACTTTTCCGTTAATTGCCTGTTCTAAGCTAACATTTTTTAAGTTAATATCTGTTAGATAGTCTTGTTGTTCTAGTATGTCTTCAAATCTATCCTTTGGAATAGAAGATACAGAATATTCTAACATCTTTGCATTTAAATGACAGCATGGAATTACATTTCCCATATGATTTACAAAAATACGTTTTTGATTACCGTACTTGCAACTGATACAATTAGACTCTTCTACTTCAACTTTTTTATGTTTTACTCCACCAGTATCTTTTCTATGACTAATGATCGTTTTAAATTCTTTAAAGCCTTCATCTGTTGCCATTTGTTTTGCAACTTCTAGTTGGTGTTCATTGTGTTCGAATACAATAAACTGCCAATTGGCTTTGCCGCCTGCTCCAATAAATGCTCTATAATTTTGCTGTACTTTTTTAAAATTAGAGCCTTCTCTATAAACTTCACTTAGTTCGTCGCTACCATCAATGCCCCATGTTACCTTATGGCTCGGCGGCATAATCTTTGCTAGTTTTTCCCACCATTGTGTAGTACGCAAACTGCCGTTAGTTGCAACATTAATATGACATCCCCATTCTGCAAAGTGTTCTACTATTTCATGAAATTGAGGATGACTGCAAGGTTCATCTACACTGCCACAAAAATTAATAATCTTAATATTAGGAAACATTTCCTTTTGAAATCTTTGCTTAATAACTTCAAGATCTAAATAAGTTTTATTTAAAATTTGATCTGCATGTTTAGATATCACTCTAAAACAACCTTTGCACTTAATATTACAAAAGCTAGTAAGTTCAATATCAATCCATTCTAGTGTATCAGTTGTCCACATTATTCAAAGCACCACGGTTCAGACATCTAAAATTTCCACATTAAAATGATTCTTTAGTGTGTCTACATAACTGTCTTTAAATTTACTTTTAGGCGCACATAATCCACAACTACATGTTTGTTTAGGACAAACAATTGTTGGCATTTTATTCATTGATAACTTTTCTTTAAGATCTGCAATAATCTTTTTACCTTCACTTATTTTACCTATTGGACCTCTTGTACCATCAAATCGTGCTTGACATGTTTGATGATGGAATACCTGATCTGTTTGTTGTTCTAAATGTAGGAAAAACCAATTTACACTACAATGCCAACCTTTAAACTCTCGCATGTTAACAAAGGTACTCTTGCGACTTTCGCCGCCTGCACTACTTAGACACATCTCTCGCATACCACAACAAGGTCTTCCGATACTACTTCCTAAAACTTTTGTTGCTTCATTTTTCTTTTCGCCTGCGGCACTTAGTACCTTTGATACTTCTTCTTCATCATTTAGTTTAGCATTTTTATATTTCCAATAATTTTTAATGTAATCTAATTGATCTGGTGTGTACTCATGAGCAAAAGTTGCTTTACTGTCAGGTTCTTCTCCAATGACTCTCGGAACATATTTACAGCCAAGTGTATCTAACCACTTGCACAAATCTTTACATTCGTCGAACTGTTGAGCATGAAACATAACATTAACATTCATTCGAAAGTCTTTAGGATATTTTATTTCTGCATCACGAAATTGTTTAATTCTATCTTTAACTTGCTGTCGTAATTTATCATCTGATTCAGTATGATAGCTAACTGTTACATGTTGTATATTATCGATAACTGCCTCAGCCATTTTTTCACTCATAGCTCCGTTAGTAGTTAACCCTATATTAGCATCCCATTTATGAGAATACTTTTTATAATATTCATCATTTAAATATTTTACAAAAGGAATAAAATTAGGATTTACTGTAGGCTCGCCACCTGTAAAGCTAATACTTGCTAATTTATTATTTCTATACTGCATATAAGTATCAATATATTCAAACAAAAAATCAGTATTAGATTTAAGATCATCTAATGATGCATGAGGACTAAAATTGTCATGCCTATGAGCAGGGCAATAACTACAATCATAATTGCAACGACGACCTAAATCCCAAGTAATTTGGAAAATATTTCCTGATAATAAATCTATAGTGTCAAAACTCATTAAAAATATCCTTCATTTCTGGAAAAGTTTCATCGAATGAAATTCTGCGCTGTTTATCGCACAATCCTAAAAATTCTTTCATTTCAGGTAACCGTTGACTCCAATCTTCACTTTCCATAAACTGTAACATACCGTCAAGACGCTTAATACCGTATTCTGCTTCTCGCCACTGCTCATATGTAACTTTACCCTTATGCCAACTAGGAATACACAATTCCCAATTTTCTTCTAACCACGGATAAAATTCTTCGTATTTTTTACGGCATTGTTCTTTAAACCATTTAGGCAAAGATCTAACATTAAGATGTGCCGGCCAATATACAAAATGAAAGTTTACTGTGCCCGCACCAAATGGATACATATTAATCTTTTTAAATCCTTCTTGTAATTTCCATTTGATAAAATCAGGAAGATAATAAATGTTTAATGCTTGTACTGCACAAGCAATTGTAACTTCAACATTATCTGTAGTTTCTTTATCTAAAATATGAAATACTTCTTTTGTTCTATCCCATTTACTAGGATAACGAATGTATTCATTCATTTGCTCAATGCTGTCTACGCTGTAATGGAATCTAACAAGTTTAAAATGACTCCATAATTCAAATAAATCGTCACGCCATTCAACACCATTTGAATTATAACGTAGTTCTAATTCTGGTGCAAGTCCTTGTCGTATTGCTTCCTCAAGTATTTCGTAGTGTTCTTCGATAATAAGACTTTCGCCGCCAGCAAAATAAATTTGCTTCATGTGTTTCATCTGTTCATAGAACTGTTCCCAAAATACAGGATTTTGTTTATGCCAGTTATAACTACTACCGTTGGTACTACCTTTGTTATCCCATTGCATAATCTCTTTAAGTGATTCATTTTTGACTTCTGGAAAAATTGCTTTGTAATCTTTGATCCAACCCGAACTATCATGCGGACTACACATAACACATGCTAACTGACACTTGGTTCCAAAGCGCAAATCAATGTATGCCAATTGCGGAGGAACACTACCATCCGGTTGTGTTTCTTGTAAAATTTGATCTAGGTCAACACGCTGACTCCAATATGCTGTTTCCCATTGACGTTTACTTCTATGTCCATTTTCTTCTTCGCGGAAACATTTCATACAGCTAGGAGGCTTTTCGCCTGCAAGCATTTGTTTACGTACATTCTTCATATACGTACTATTCCATGCTGTATTAAGGTCAGTAACATTTAAATTATTAGGACGACCTTCTTCATCTTTAAGTATACCTACTTGTCCACCATATTCTTTATCATTTGTTGGGCCAACACTACTTGCATTTGCTGTACAACATACACGCATACTTCCGTCAGGTCTTGTGCTTAGATGCACCCATGGTAATAAACAAAATGTTTCTGATGGGTACTTAGTTTTTTCTGTCATTTTAATGCCTCAAATCGTTGTGTTGCAACTTTGTTTTCTTTACAGTTTTCTATACACTTAGGAAAAATACCGTCTTTAATTCCTGTATATAAATTAGTATACCATTCACTGTCGAAAATATCCTGTATACTATTTTGTCCATTAAGTCTATGATGTTCTGTTCCGTGATCTTTACTATAATGTTGCCATAAACCTCTAAATCCACTTTTAGTTCCCCACCAACAACACGGAACAACATATCCATGATGTGTAACATAAAGTCCTTGATCTTCTATTTTAGAACTAATACATCTTGGAATAACTGTAGGAACTTCTTGCTTTTTCTCGACTTTGGGATCGCTCTTGTGTTGAGAATTTTTACCTAGGTCTGCTCGCGGACTTCCAATAAACTTTACTCTGCTAAATCCTTCTTTGGCAGCAATATCTTCTATAAGATGTGCCTGATGTTCGTTATGAGAAAAATATATAAATTGCCATACAGCATCTCCGCCTGCGGCAATATAATTTCTAAAATTTCTTTGTACTTTCTGCCAATCAACATTTACTCTATAAATGTGATTAGTATCTTCTAATCCATCTAATCCCCAATTTACTCTAACACGGCCATTTGATTCTTTTGAAATTTCTCCTAATGTTGTCCAGAACTCATCATTACGTGTTCCGCCGTTAGTAGCAATAGAAATCTTAGGTTTGCTAGTAAACAATTCATCATTAGATAAAATCCATTTAACAATTTCAATTAAATCAGGATTAGTAGTTGCTTCGTCATAGTTACCACACATATGAATTAGGCGCAGATCAGTCCACTTATCTTTAGATACCCAACTTTTAAATTGTTCTAAACTTACATACATACTATTCACATCAAAGTGGTAATCCATATCAATAAGTTTATCATTAATAAATGCACGAGCACATGCAGGGCAGGCTGCGTTGCAATAATTTGACATTTCAATTTGCAGTTTAGTTTGTCGTTCTACTGGTACTTGCCAACTCATTCTTGCTCCACCATAACATTTTGATAGGCTTTATTAAAACCGCAACTAGCAACACATCGTTTCATGTGTTTATTATGTGACGGATTCCAGCTTTCTTCTAAAACCTTAGTATACCAAGGATGTTTCATAACTTCCTCAATACTGTGTGTTTTTAAACTATTCCATTCTGTAGGGTATTCAGATAATTTTTCTAAAAAGTTTTCTTTGTTCTTAAACGCACTGTCCCACAAAAAACAACAAGGCCACATCTCTTGTTTTGCATTAATAAAAATTTCGCCTTCATGAACATACTTACAAACAATAGATTTTACAACTTCTTCATCTACTTGATTAGTTTGAATTTTATTCATCAACTCTAATACTTCGTCTTTGCGTGCATGTTCTTTGCTACCAGTAGTAGTAATAGTTTTTACTTCTTTAGTAACTTTGCCTCGACCTTCTTTTTTTGCAATTTGAGCTGTCCACTCATTTAAACTATTACGCATTCCTGTTCTAATTACAAATTTCAATCCTAACTTTTTAGCATGAGCCTTAGCTACTTCAATTTCGTGTTCGTTATGATCAAATACAATAAACACCCATTTAGATCTTGTGTCCTCACCTTTATAAGAATTTTCTGCAAACGCTTCAATGTTGCGCTGTACTACATCAAACTTTGTGTTTACACGATAAATGTGGTTAGTTTCTCTATGTCCGTCAATACAGAACATCATGATCAAGTCTCTTCCGTACTCCTTACTTAATTCACCTAATCTGTACCAACTCGATCTAGGTGCAACACCGCCATTAGTACTAATAGTAACATAAGCACCACCTTCTAATAAGTATTCCACTATTTCAACAAACTGTGGATGAATTGCAGGATCACCTAATACTCCGCACAGTCTAATATCTTTATCTTTAAGATGTGCTTCATCTGGTAATATTCTTTTTAAGTCATCAAGTGAAAAACTTGTTACTTCTAAGATGTCTCGGTTAAGTGTTCTTGCACAACCTGGACATGCGGCATTACAATCACTTGTAATTTCCAGTTCGATTTTGTGTACGTCAATTATGTTTATCATTATATATGTACTTATTTAAATTGTTCAGTGAAGGGATCAAACTCGGCGCCGCACTTTGTAGCACATACTTTTAGTTTGCCAGCGTCACAACTAGGTTTATTCCAACTATCTTGTATTTGGTCAAATACTCCTGTAGCAAAAACTTTATCAAGACCATTACGTGCGTCTAGTGCATTTTTATCAGGAATAAAATCCCATATCTGTTCTACTTTAGGATCTTTGTGCCACCATTTATACATACGCCCAGCAGTCCAGCAACAAGGCAATGCTAATCCTTCTGCGGTAATAAACAAACTATTTTCTTTCTTAACTTTACAAATAATAGGAGTAGCATTATAATATGCATCCATACTGCCGTATTTCTTCAATATTACTTCTTGTTTACTCAATGCTTTATTAAGGTATTTCTCATCGGGTTTTTTTAATTCAGCAGTATCATTTCCTTTACGGTCTTTGGACTGATGTTTATCTTTAGGATCTACTTGTGCTGTTACAAATCTTCCAGTTTTCTTTTTCATAAATTTTTCACAGCCCCACTCTTTTGCAAGTGCCTCTGCTTCATCAACTTGATGTTGATTATGTTCAAAGATTAAAAAGTCCCAACGTGCCCTGCCGCCGGCATCAATAAATGCTCGCATATTACGTTCTACGTTGTCCCAATTTACCCCTTGTCTGTAAATATGATTCGTATCGCGAAGACCATCGACACTAAAAATAACAGCCCCCATTCTTCCAAAGACATAGGCCAATTCATTCCACCATTCAACATTTTTTGCTCCTGCATTTGTATTCATGCTTAACCACATTGTCGGGTTATGTTCACGAAAGTATTTGAATATTTCTAATGTGTCACGAGCAACAATAGGATCACCTAAGTTACCACACATATACATAGTATTAAGCTGTGCAATAAACTCTGGGAGGAATATTTTTTTACAATCTTCCAGTGTAAGTTCATCTAGATTAATATGAGGATTAATTCCTTCGCCATTCATATTACGGTCGCACATAGGACAACTGGCTTGACAGTTTTGTGTAACCTCTAAATGAATTGATCGTATATCGCTATAATTATACATCCATTACCAACTTTATATCTTTACCTGGTCCAACTTTACTAGGTAAGTCTCCGTATTGATCTACATACCATTTAATAACTGCACGATACCAATTTTGACTATCGTGATGTGCTTGTTTATTAAATTGCCAAATATTATTATTAGTAGCCTGCATTGTACTTAATGCCCTAGCACTTTCAGTTTGAAGTTGTCTAAGTGATAAATTACTTGTATCCAATTCGCATGTACCTTGTATATTTGTCAAGATTTAATTCTCCTTCATATAACAATGTTGTCATTGGGGCCATTCCGGCAAAGTCGTGCATACTAGTAGTGCAGTTAACATGTTCTTCAACTTCATAGAAATCATTACTTTGTAATATAACTAATTTTCCTGCCGGAATTAAATCATACCATTCACTAAAATTTTTAATGTGTTCGCAACTTGTATTAATGATGGTGTTAGGAATATCACCTAAGTCGACTGTTGTTCCGTTAGCACGTAATACTGTGTATACTGCATTTTCGTAATTAATTTCTTTAATGTCTTTAGTGCAGGATTTGAACTTCCATCCGTCAAGCACCCAATCTTTATTAAATGCTTCTGCTACTTCTCTGCAAGTGTCGTCGATATCAAAACTTCTAAATTTTTCAATTTTTAAATTATTTTCAAACATCATAGTAGCTAATGTTGCATACCAACCGGCACATAAAAATACAACACCTAAATCAAGATTTAAATTCTTTAGCTCTGCAACTAACCATTGTTTACTTTTTATCTGGCCTCGGCTAATACAATCCGTGTCAAAGTTTTCGTTTTTTTGCAACTTACGAATACCTTCAATAAAAGGCGTGTCTTTAATTTGTTTAACTGCACGAAATAAACTCCACACGTTATCTTGTAACAATGCCTTACGTAAATCATCTTTATTATCGTCTGTAACAATTCTAAAAATACTATTAAGATCTTTGTCAACATATGCTCTACGTAGATCTGCTAGTTTGCTACTAGTAGGATATAATAATTCTAGTCTATCTAAAATTTCATGAGTTTGCATCAAATTGCTCCTTTAACCATTCGAAGTTGTTAATATTTACTAGCTCATCAGGCCTGCAAGAAAGGCCAAAATCCATACCAGCATTAGCACCCGCCAGGGCATACTTACCAAAAGGTTTATCAACTCCCTTAGTAGTCCATATTTTAAGTCGTTCATCTGTTTCATCATTAATTTGTCTATCTATAATTTTACTTGATAATTTAGCACATTCTCTAAATGCACTTCTCCATGTACTAAATGCATCAGTATTAAATGCAGTAATATTAGATATCTCGTTAATTACTTTAAATTTAGTACTAATACTAGTTGTCATGTCAGTTGTCGTTGTATCCATATTTTTTGTTAACTCTGTTGGAAACAACTTTACACCGCCGTAACCATAAATTAAATTGTTAATAGGATTCATGCTTCTATAAACATGTACTGTATCAGGTTCAGTTGTATAATAATTAAAATCAAATTCATCAACTATTACTGCGTCACCGTCTACAGCAAAAAAATAATTAGTGGTTGCTAATTTAGCCGCTTCAATATGAGCATTGTGAATACCCTTTACATTAGTAACACGCTTTACTCTGTCGTCTCCAAAGATCCCAACTGTATTAAATCTTTTATACAACTCGTTAAAATTTTGTTCTGCATTTGGTTCATGATAACTTATAAACACTATGTCGTACATTTTTTGCACTCCTTGTAAAAATCTTTTAATTCAGGAAATACAGTTAAAAAATCAGTACCTCGACGTTTATCAAACTGGGTGATAAATTCATAAAACATAAATCTACGTTCTTTAGCAAGACTACCAAATTCTTCTGGGTTTTTAAAACGTTTGTTTAGATCTTGTACAATTCTTTTTAAATCATTTGTTTCGTGCTCATCAAAATGTTCTTCCATAAACTCTACACAAGGAATTAAATATTTTTCAATCATGTCTTCAGTTGCGATCATTGCATCGAGAAACCCAGGATTTCTTACATACGGGATTGCAATTCTTACTCTATCTTTAAACCCATTACGCAATCTTAACACAATTCCAAGAAACGGTCTGAATGTAGGAAAACTTAGGATATTAAATGCCGACATAAAACTTAGTTTTCCATTAGTATTTTTTAGATAATACAATACATTGTCGTAGAATTGTTGCCAGTTTAGTCCTGTTCTACTGTACTCTGCTTGTGCTCCTTTGCTTTCTGCACTTACATGCAAAGTAAATCCTTTGATACAATTGTTACGCTCAAGGTGTTGTATCTTTTTAATAAATTTATTCCATAACTTTCCTGGCGGACATGCATTTGTATTAATAGAAAATTCCAACTGAGGCTGAGGATTGTCAATTAAATGTTGCAGAACTTTGTCAGTATGTTTACTTAAGAGGGGTTCGCCTCCTGTAATACGAAAAGTGTGCATATGTTTAACTGCTTCCGGAAACCATTTCCAAAAAGCATTAATATACGGATTTTCTTCTCTTTCAGGAATTTGCTTTTGATATTCATCTAGTTGATTATAAAACCAATTAATTGTACTAAATTTATAGTGGCCGTGTTCTTTAATTTCTTCAGTCCATTTACTACTAAATGCCGGTCCACAATAACTACATTTAAAGTTACATACGTTAGAAAAACTTACTTCAACATATCTAGGATAAAAATCATCGTAAGCATTAGAATTTACAATTTTATGATAGTCCGGCCAACTCCAATAATTTCTACTTTTCCATATTCTATCACTGTAATGATCTGTGTTATCTTCAATACGCCAGCAATAGTCACACTCGCCGGGTCGCTCACCGTTTTTCATTTGCTGGCGGGTGTTCTTTTTAAACATTGTATTGTGTAGCAATTGCGGATTTTCTTCAACTTCGTTGATTGGAATCGTGTGTGCTTTTACGTGATGACAACTATGATTTAATCCTGATCCTAAATGTATAGTAACCTGTGTCCATTTAGCCAAGCAGAATCCACATCCTACTTGGTTTAATTTTTCTTTAACTTTTTTAGGATCTGTTAATTCCATTTTATTCCTTGTCTATAATAAACTGCTGGGCACTGTTTCTACTAGGGTTTTGATAAACAGTTTTAAAGAAAGCACTTTGTTCTTGTGTAAATGGTTGAATAGCAATTGGACATTCTAGTTCATTAATTAGACGGGCACCTAATATAAAAATTTCGTCATGTAGTACCTCTAGTGGTAAAGCATCTCGACCGCCCCAGAGATCATTCAAATATTTAAAATCTCTTACATTTACATAATCCCAGTCATCTAACATTGTAGCAACTAGGCCTTCACGTGCTCCGTAAATTGCCCAATCACCATTTTGAACGTCTGACCCAACCATTAGCCAGATCCACAGTCTATGTAAATTTTTCCAATGACCATTTAAGAAGTCTTCTTTAGTAGGTTTAATTCCTCGATCCAATGCCATCTTTACACCTTCACGATAGCCAGCACGCCATGCTTGCTGTGGCGTAGCATTATTATATACATCACTATAACAACTATTTTGTTGAATATATTGTAAGTCCCAGCAAAAATCTACTTGAGCAGACTTATTATCTGGATCGGCATTTTCGTGTGTACGCATATTAAGAACGTATTCTTTTGGCCAACATTTTAAACCGCCATTACCGTACATAAGTCCATTGATAGCATTTTTTCCGCACCAACTAATAACACTATTTTCTAAATCAGTATGTTCATCAAAATCTAATACTTGATTAATAAAGTCTGGACGAATTTTGTTGTCACCGTCAACTGTAATAAATCGATCAGTTTCACTTAATTCGGCGCATGCTTTGTGTGCGGCATCACTGCCTTCTACTCCGTGTACTCGTTTTGCCCACGGTGCCTTGGTGAGTAGATCAGCATAATTTTCTTCTGCATTTGGTTCGTCATATGATAGATATATAATGTCTTGCTCTGCAATCTTTAACTTCATTTCTTTTCCTCGTACACGCATCTGGTTATTTTACTATCTGAATAAATGCTATATTCATCAGGTACATTTAACTCTACATGCTGTGTGTCACTTAAATTAAACTTAATTGTCTTGTACAAAAAATGCGGATCATCTTTTTTTGTTACACTAAACAATATTTCTTCTTCTAGTTTAGAATCTATAAGACTCTGATTTGTATTAATATAACATAAATTGTATTGCTTGTCAACTGTAAAAACTAGATCATGTAAATTATCATCGGATATATGTAGCAATTTATTGAATACAAATTTATCATTTATAGATATATTCTTTTTTAACTTGTATGTCTTAGTCGTGATATCAAACAATACTCTGTAATCTTCCATCTTGTCTTCATAGGATTGAATAGGTGCTATTTCTTTTTCAGTAACTTCGATGTATTCATACCCGTCCTCAATAGATGGTCCTACGCTGTACAGTTCGCCAGTCTCTTTAACAAAGCACACATATTGTTTTCCATCCCAACTAGCGTACATTGTACTTCTCCATAATTTGATTACAAAATTTATCTTCAGTATAATGAAATACGCCTAGCTGGCTATAATTTCCTATTTTTAAATTGCAGTCGTCGTCCATATAATACGGAATATCATCTAACCAATTATCGTTTGGTGCTGTCCAGTCTTGTACTTTTGACTTCATATGAACAAATGAAAGTAAATTACAGGAATATTTTTCTAAATCAGTGTTTAACACTGCTATTGCATGATTGATATCCATACTACTTAATCTAGGTTTTAATTTTTTTAAATAGATATCATAAAATTCTTCGTGGTTTTTACAAATTAATTCCAACTGTTTATAATACTGTAAACCAATATCATTCTTTTTAAAATAGTGAAATGCACAATAGATGTTTGGTAAATTATTTTTTGCAAAAGCCTGTCTATAGTAACTATCTTTAACTGTAGTACCTTTATATGTTTGAACGTTTGTAGTAAAGCATACGTCATATTTTTCTAAATATATCCAAACGTAATCTATGTTAGATAAAAATATCATATCAGTATCTAAAACAATAGTTTCTGTATAAGGTGTTACATGAAAAATTTTCCAACGGTCCTCAGTACGATAAAAATCAGTACCAGTTTGCCAAGGTATTTCAATTACATTATCAAAGACACTGTGATATTCGTCAGGAAGCTCGTCGTTAGTAATAATAGAAACACTATTAATTTCTTGCGTTTTCTTAATACTTAACGCACAAAGATATGCCTGTTTTACATACTCTTTGCCCGATGCCATCATTACATATCCTTTAGACATTTATCAACCTATCTAAGCTAAATTTATTCATTACATGTACATTCATGTTATTTGTTGAGGCTAGTGTATATTCGCCATGAATGTTTTCTTTTTCAAGAAGGAACGTTAATTGTTCATTTTGCATTTTACTTAATATATCTCTATCTAAAGAATAATATAATTTTCCAGGCAACGTCTTAGCCCAGTCTAAATCTTTAAATCCATTCATTATATGTATTGCAATGCTAAACGCATGATCATTCCTAAAGTTTCGAGATCCTAGATCATACACATATTGATAATGTTCCCAGTTGTCTACAACATAATTTAATATTGTAAAAAATGTTTTAACTTCTGGAGTATTTTTAAAATAAAATATTGAAGCCCAGTAGAACGGAATTCCTTTGTCGTTAATATAATCAAATTCTTTATGTTTACGCCAAGGTGCTAAGTCAGTACATTCTTTATAAATTTGAAATTCATGAGAGGTATCAAAAGCATACTTTAGTGTATTATTACAAATAATAATATCTGTATCTAAAACTAGTGTTTCCTCATAAGGTGTTAGCTCATAACTATTAGATCTGCCGAAATTTTTAAAATGAAGAGTTTTATGACTTTCTTGGCCGTTTCGATAACGTTTAAAGTTATTATCTAAGTCATTAATAGTAATAACATTATCAAACACTTTTCTATAATTACTATTAATAGCATCTGGTGTCGAAGTTACAACAGTAGTGGGCAAGTCTAAATGCTTGCTAATCTGATTAGCAAGTAAAACTGCTTGCTTTACATAATTGATTTCACCATTATTATTTGCAAAGCATAATACCCCTTTACTCATTAACTAAGCCTTCAACGTTTCTTTTAGTTGTAAGGGCTTTGTATTCAGAATAGTATCTATTAGATGCTGTAATGTATTGTTGCTTTACTAAACTGACAAACTGTGCTAGATCTTCAACTAATATCGGTGTATTGTTATCATCCGTAATTACTGTTTTCTTAACATCAAGCATTACTAAATTAGAAACAAAAGAAAAGAACTCTTTAGAAACAGTAAATCTTCCGCCTAAATGATATAACACTAAGTCTTCTTGATATTTTTGTTGCAATAATCGCTTTTGTGTGCTAAGTGTAGCAGAAAAATTAGCGAACTCTAGTGCTTTCTCTAGATCTTTATCCATAGTTATACTCCTAGTTAAGTATAAACTATTTAATCTTATAGAGCGTTGGTTGTGTTGAAAGTTGGCGCTGGAATATTAACGCTACTTGCGTTGTTTGGCCTTCTTTGCTGGATTGTGCTTGTTGTTGTAGCTGTTACTGCTTCGTCAAAGTTTGGATTAGGACCTTTATCTTCGTTAAATGTAACACGGAATGTTAAAACTGCTCCATTTTTTTGTGCTTCGATTAAGTAATCGTTAGCACCGTAAGCACTTGCTGTCTTATTAAAAACTGTTGTATACGTAGAAGGAAGGTTTGAATAACCGTAGTTTGTACCTGTTGACCCATTACTTGTAGTACTTCTGCCAAAAATCACAGTTCCAACACTAGTCATCAAATTTCTCCAGTCGTTATTGATAGGAGTATTACCTGAACCAATAGTACCACTTAGATTGATTGTTCCGCCTGCATTAAAAAATACACGCATATGTTCTGCACCGCTAATAGTAGTAGTTGACCCGTCACCGTTTGTAACTGCATATCCCGGAAATGTTACTGTAAAAATATGGTTAATATCAGTTGACCAACTAGCAGTTCTTGAACTAGATGTGCCTGCTTGTAATCCTGTTTGATTTGCATTAACATTGAGTCTTGCACCTTGACATGTAATACTTAAAGATTCATATTGTGCATATCCTTCTTTTGAAGTAGTGTTGCTATCTTCAACAGTATCTCCTACTGATGGTTGTGCAATTTCTGTAGGTATTGAGCCAGTTTGGTGAAGTCTAATTTTATACATGTCATTATAAAGTTTGACCATGTCTGCCGCAGTAATTGTTGCGCCAGAAGAAATTGTGGAACTTTCAATTGCTTGTCCGTATCCTTCGTCACCTGAACCGAGCCCTAAGACTGCGGCAATTCTTGCTCGAATAATGTTGTACCTTGCCGCGGTAATTGTATCGCCTACTGCCATAATATGTTTCCTCTTCTATACTTATACTTTAAGTACGCACTCAACTAATTTTTCTGACTCTTCAGTGTTTGATTCTAATGCAATACCAACTAAGCTACCGCCATTGATTATTGTATTTGCTGTACCATTATCTCCAACATATACTGGTTGTCCTTTTTTAACTGGACCAACTACACGAACCGGAACGCGACCTTTCAAACCAATGTATTGACCTTCTGCATCACTGTTCATCATAAGAGCAGGAGCTGTTGATACAACACCGATTGCAATGTCACCTACTTTAGTAGGTTCTACTTCGTGATCTTCGTGATCACAAACTGTTACTACTGTACCAAATGGTAATTCTTCACCTGTTGAATACTTTTCTGCCAAGTCAGCATATCTAGCACTAGTAGAAATACCATTAAACACATTAGCAGATAAGTTGCCTGAACTGTCTCTAACTGCTACAGTATTATTTGTTGCATTTACATCGCCAGTTCTATAGTTTGCTCCAACTTGTAAGTTAATTGCATTTGTAGCAAGACCGTTAAACGTAGTTGCATACATGTTTCTGAATTTAAAGTTTGAACTACCAACATCATATGTTGTTGTAGTAGTTGGAATTAGTCCAACAGCCGAAACATGGAACGGTTCTGTTGTTACACCACCAACCGATTTTACTTTAAATCTAATTTTTTGTCCGGTTGTGTTTTCAATAACACCTTCGTCACCGGTATTTGCTTGATCAATATATACTGCTAAGTCGTTTGCCGCGCCTACAGTGTATCCAACATCACCAAATCTAACAACACTAGTGAAGTTTGCGTTACCTGAAAGTGCATAAGCCGATGCTGGTTGGCCATTTAAGCGGTCCGCATCAGTTGCAGTTCCCCAAAATCTATGACTGCTTGATGTAACACCAGTTGATCCAGTGTTTCTTAAAGTAACACCTTGTCTAATTACATCAAAACCTGTAATTACATTTGAAGGATCTGTTTGATCAATAGTAAATTCAGCATTACTGATAATAAATTGTACACCGTCTTCAACTGTACCTTTAATAATAGTTCTATTTGTTAGGGTAGTATCTCTTACTTGAGCAGTAACCATTGCTGTTACTGTATCGCCGATGGATTGTGGACCAATTAGGACAAATCCGCCATCGCTGTTCTGTGCATATAGTTGGTTATTTGATGTATCCCACCAAAAATCACCAGTAGTTAATCCAACTGGTTGTGTGCTTGATACTTCTGCTCCACCAGTTGTTCTAAATTTTGTGCCGTCGTAAAACTTGAGCTTCTTTAAACTACTATCAAACCAAATCTGACCGCTTAATGGGTTAGCAGGTGAATTGCCGCTAGAGAAGTTTTCAAGTAAATGTACAAAGTTTTCGTTTTGAATTTCACCATAACCGGCATAGTTTTTACCTACAAGTTTAATTGTAGTACTTTGGTCAATGGTTCCATCCTCAACAGTGGCTAACTGTTGTCCATTTGTTAAATTAATTATATATGCCATTTACTAATACCCCTAATTGTGTTATATGTATTTATACTAAAACGCCCGGAGTTAGGTCTTGCACATATGTCCATACTCCTCCTACTACTCTATACAGTTTTAACGAACGCTGTACAGTTGAACTAATCGAACCAGTAGCATCGTTAAACGTTGCACTGTTGATTACACTTACCGATCCGTTATCATTTCCGCCAATATCTAGTGCTTGTACAATAGTTGTTGATTCATTAAACGCTGTATCTAGCGCAGAACCGGTCAATGTAGCTGTAGCACCTGTTGTGGTTGTGCAGTGTATTCTTGCTTCCGTATTGTTTTGTTTATTTGCTGCCGGTGCAATATCATTTAAGATAATACCAACATTAGTATTAAGTTGTGCGCCTGATCCTAATCCAGTAATATCAAGTGTTAACGGAATTACTTCTAAATTAATCTGGCTATCAACATAATTTTTTGTAGCAACGTCTTGTGGTGCAACTGGTTCTGCTACATTTCTAATTTTTCTACTAGTAACAAGATTTAAATCGCCAGCAAGTGTTATATTTAAACCATTACCGCTACCGTCAACTGCATTAGTAACAACAGAAATGCCGCCTGGGAAACTAATATTTCCGATTGCAGCCGAAGTTAGTGTACCTAACTGTGTAATACCACTTGCATTAGAGCCAGTAATAATATCAACACCATTAAATTTAAGTGATCCTGCGCCTGTAATATCAATACTTGTATTTGATGTCCATGCATTAGTTGCATTGCGCCATAAAAATTCTTTATTACCATTTAATGATTTAACAATAATACCAGCTTGATCAACTTGTGCATCTGTTAGTAGTGTACTATCACCTGCATCGGCAAGTGTAATACTTTTATCTTTAACAACAAGTTCTTCAGTTCCAATAGTAACTGTATCGCCATCTACTATAAGACTTCCGGATACTCTCATGTCGCCGCCAACATCTAATGTATATGCCGGTGCATCATTGTAGATACCAACACGACTAGTTTGTGATTTAACGCTTATTGCATTTTGAATACCTGCACTATTACGCATTTGAATAGTATAGTTTTGATTCGAAATTTCATTTAGTGCAACTACACCTTGGCTAGTTACTTTTAAAACATGGTTTTCTGATAATCCAACAGTAAGTCCGCCGTTATTTCTAACAATTAATGATCCAGTAGTTGTATCATCACTATCACTTGCTAAGAACTGACCTGCTCCGCGTTCTACTCCTGCATCATCAACTAGTCTTCTAGTATTGTTTGCTGTGCCAGCAAAAACAAAATCACTATCAACTACGTTAAATCCTTTAACTACGTTTCCGCTAAACCCAGGAATTGTATCTACGTTTTGCGGAGTGAATCCAATTTTACTCCATAGTCCAACTAGTGAGCCGCCAACCCAATACTTAACAATAGTTCTACTTGTACCTGTGTTATCAAGTACAGTAATAACCTGTGGACCCGAACGTCCTTGGAAAGCGTTATAAATCGGTCCTGCTAATTCTAAATCAGTACCGTCAAAAAAGTAGAGTTGGTTAGAATCGTTGTTAATCCAAAGATCACCTGCAACCATTACTGGCTGGGTAGGTTGTACAATCGGGCCGCCGCCTGTTGTCCAAGCAGTTCCTGTGTAAACTTTTAATCTTGAAACAGATGAATCCCACCATATTTGCCCTGATAGCGGATTAACAGGTGCCGATGAACCTGAAAAGTTTTCTAATAGTCTTACAAAGTTTTCATTAAACGCTTCACCAAATCCTGAATAGCCTTTTCCTACTAATGTAATATCAGTAGTCGAAGCGTCAATTTGACCGTCTGCAAGATTAACTAATAATGCTCCGTTTGTTTTATTAATTTGATATGCCATTTATTAGCCCCCAACTCCTGTATAGATAATATATTTGACTGTTAGGAACGGGTTCATAACATTGTATGGCGTACCTAGTTCAGTAACATCGAATGTTTCGTACTCTTCAAGTCCTGTGTTTGCATTATAAGTAATGTTTCTTCTGTTTAGAACACCGCCTGATGAAGTACGTGCCTGACCCGCTTGCGATCCAGTTGGAGCATCATAAGGAATAGTATCAGCATCCTGTTGTACACCACTATCGTCAAGTATTACATAGAACTGAGCACCTTTTGGTGATCTTAAGTCATGTTCGTGTTCTGGTAAGTTTTTAACATCAATAACTCTGCTTTCAACACCTGAACCAAGACCAACTGTATCAGCGTTAACGTCTGAAACTCTATTAGCACTTGTGCCGCCCATGTTGTCAGCACCAAGCGGGAATCTACCTCTTAAATCAGGTAGTCCAAAAAAGCCTGACGTAACCTGACTTTGATCTTTGAATTGATAAAGAACTGTGTTGTACAGTGTTAAATAATCTGAAATTCTAACTTCAGAGCCGTCACACAATAACCATCCAGTTGGCACATTAATACCTGCAAACGGCACAATAGTAGCAACTGGAATAACCGGAACACTACTTACTAGTGCTTGTTGACTGATTTTAAACACGCCAGTATTATCACCAGAGATTCTGTTAATAATAATTTCATCGTCTGCATTTGGTACTGTCGTTAATTGCTTATTAGCAATAAAGGTATTACTAATTGATGTTGTAAATGTTTTAGATGTTCCGCCTACTTGTCCGTCAAATGTAATTTGATTAGAACTTACATCTCCGGAAATTTGGAAAGTTGTAGCACTAGTTAATTTGTTTGCGTTTGTAGCGCCGCCTGTTACTGTACCAGTAATGTTACCAATTAAATTTCCTCTAAATTCAACAGCATTTACAGATGCCCATCGTTTTTCGGAACTGCCCAGTGAATATGTTTGTGTTGCGGCAGGTAAAATTGATCCTGTTGTACTATTGCCAGCAACATTTAAATCTGTTCCAACAAATAGCTTTTTAGCAATACCAACGCCGCCGCTGATCTTAACAGCACCTGTTCCAATACTAGCACTGTCAGTAGTACCTTGAACAATTAAGTTTGCACTTGTTTGGATTGATCCTGCTACATCTAATGCTTCTGCAGGACTTAATGTATTAATACCTACTTTTTCTGTTGAGTCAATTCTAATTACGTTTTTCTGCACACCCAAATTATTAACTTTAAAATCAATCGGTGCACCTGATGTTAAGTTTGTAATGACTCCTGAAGTACCTTGTACATCAAAAGTTACACTTGCTGTCTGTCCGACTTGTAAACCTTTGTTATTACTAATAATAATTTGTTGATCTGATGTACTTGTTTTATCACTTCTTAAAAACTTAGTAGCATTAACTACTTCTCCGCTTACAATAAGATTTTCAGCTTTCTCACTTACACCTAAATATTTGCCGATGCCGGAGCCGCCAATATTTGCAGATGAAAGATTTAGTCCTGGCTGAATAATTGTAAATCCTGCGATTGTACTTTTTGGTTGGAAGGTTTTAGTACTATAAATTGCTACAGGTTGCCCTGCTACTTCGATTTGCAAAATAGTATATAATACTTCGTCTTTACCTGTTACTACTACTGGCTTCGCACCTGTTAGCAAACCATCACTGTATTCTGGTCCAACTAGTGTCCAACCCGAGCCTGTAAAAATATACAGCTGATTGTTATCAGTATCTGACCATAAATCTCCAGTTAATGCATTTGCAACATCTGGTGCGGTATTTCCTTTTTTCAATCCACTTGCATTAACCCATCCAGTACCATCGTAAATTTTAAGAGTATCGATACCTACTGAAGTGTCATACCATAGTTGTCCCTGAATTGGACTTCTAGGTTCATTAGCGTTTGCAAAGTTTTCTAATAATTTTAAAAAGTTTTCTGAAATAACAGAACCATAACTAGTTGTATTACGACCTGGAAGATCTAAACTAGTTTGCTGATTAATTGTACTATCTTCAATTGAAATAGTACCTTTGTTAGAATCTGAATAGTTAATTGTATATGCCATTATTCATTAAACCCCGATAAACTTTGTACACGCACAGTGTAATCAATTTGAATCAGTCTATTCAAACTTTTTTGTACTGGGTGGAAAATAACATGTGTTAATAGCCTACCTTGTCCTGTCGAATTATAACTTACTAAGCCTAATTCATCAAATACATATAAACTATCTGCATTAGTAGCATTATCTACAGCATCTTGACCACTTGGTTCACCGTAGTCTAACAAACAGGTTACAAGAATATCTGTGTAATTTGTACCACTAACGTGTCTTGATTCAATTTTGTTACGAGCAGGGTCGGTGTTGTTTACACTTCTATCATCAACTACTTTAATAAATGTTTGGTTATAAAGACTAGCATTAGTACCCGTACTGTTAGGTGTAAGGTATGTAATAATTCCAGTTGGGTCAATGCTTGTGCCGCCGTTGCCAAATGCCATTTGGTATATAAATCCCTGTCCTGCATTAGCTAAACTTTCTGCAAGTGAGATACTCATATTTTCGTAATGGATTGCATTACGCTTATCTACAATGACCTCGCCCGTTTCTGGATTAGAAATTTTAATGTGTCCTTGGAGCATAACTCCGTTATCTTCTTTTATGTTATCCATCATACCTTTTTCCTATACTGTATTTATTTGGGTAGCTCCACCTTTTCCGCCTTAAAGAAACGTGCTACTAAAGTTTCTGAATCAAATAGTGTAATTCCAGGTGTTTCTGTCCAAAGAGTACCTTGACGTCTTACAATTTGAATTTTAATTCCTTCTGCTGGTGTATTTAACATACTTACAAAAGGTGTTGTACCGTCTACACTATATTCTGCTGTTAATGTAACATCTGCTTCTGGACTATCTTGATCGCGTGTGTGGTCAAAACTTTGTATTGAATTCTTACGCAATCTACGGCCGCCTACAAATACTTCAAACTCGTTAACATTTGTTGGTGTAAATCCAAGTTCAAATGTATTAGTTGTACCGTCTGCTACAATTTCATCAATGATAGTTTTATCAGCATACGGTGCTGTTTGCAATTGACTTGCATTGTATACGTCACTACCAATTAAATGTTCTGTCGGAACTCCGGTACCTAATGTACCTCTTTGAATTTGTTTTAACGTATTGCCGTCTTTGATTAGATATTCAATTCTTTCGCCGTTAACAAAAATAATTCCTGGAATCTTACTATTCTTATCTGGTGCGCTTAGGCCGTCTGCATTATCTAATACAATTTGTTTATCAAATGTAAGTAATGGTTCTGCAAGTTTATAAGATTGAACATCACCTAGGCGCTTATAAATGTTTCTATTAAGAATATCTTTAAACTGGCTGAATCCAAACTTAGGTGTAATTTGTCCTGTTGCACTAAACTGTATTACTTCAACAACATCGTTGTCTACAAAACTTTGCTTATATCTTATATACTGCTTGTCTGTAGTTAATGTGTAGTCTACACTAGGTGTTTGTAAAACACCATTTACTGTTAACCAAACATACTGTACTTCTACTGCTGGATATCTAAGTTTAATTAAACCATTCTTAACATGGTTAAATTGGATATAATCTTCAGTGCCAACAACTAAAGTTTCTCTTGCAACGATGTCGTAATTAATTCTTTCAAAGCCCATGCTATCGTGTTTGTTAAATGTATACACAGTTAATTTTTCACCTATCTCAGGAGCAACTTTAAGCTGTAATGTATTACCGCTGTCAACCCAAGTATTTTGATTATTAATTTGTTGTATACTTCCGAACGCATAATCGCCGTCAGTAACAATATATGCTTCAAGTATGTCGCCATCATTACCAATGCCTGGTTCTAGGATAACACTACTATTTGAAGGTCTAATATTATATTCAACTGCAATCGTTAATTCTCTACCGTTTAACACAAATAATACGTCTGATGCATCAAAACTACCAACCGGAGTTTGCCATATTTCTAAGAAGTATTCTCTTTGTGCTGTTCTAACATTAAACTGCTGATTGAATCCTGGATTTAATAGCCTGTTTCCTTGCTTTACAATAACATTGTGACTATTTGGAATAGCACTATATGGAGTTTTTGTTAAATCAAACAACTTAGTACTTCCGTCACCTGTAAATTCTTCAACTGCAATTTTACTAAACGAATCTGTCGTACTGTATACAAAGTAACTAACAAGGCTTTGATCCTTTGGAGCAGAACCAAATAGTATTTGAGCCTTTTCATTGTCGTCAATGAGTACAGCCTCTACTTCTTTTCCGTCAACTGTTACATAAAAATCTAAATCTTTAGTGTATTTTGCTTTAGTTGTAAATGCAGTAGTACTACCATCTGCAACATACTGGCCTTCTTCTAATAAATCTTGTCCGTTTCCACTGATACTTACAATGTTTACTAATGTTCCAATAGTAGGCACACTGCTAAACGTAACTGTCTTGTTTTTATAATTTACAGTGTAATTAGTTGAAGATTGTATTACCGAATCAAGTTTTACAATTAGTCCTTGACTATTTTGTGGTTGGATTCCAAAGTCAAACATAGAATTAATTCCGTCAGCTCTATAAGAATTACTAGATAGTACACTTCCTCCAGCTTCTGGTCTATGGAATACTCTGATATCAACAGCATCTAAAATCTGCCCAGGTACTTGTTCCTCAGTACCTTTACTTGTTGTAGGTGTTACAAAACTGTCACCATCAACAATAATTTCTTCAGGATTAAATCCTCTTGCAGTATTAAACTGTAAGTCTCCACCGCTTAAAATAGTATCATAAGATCTCGGATCTGGTAAGAAACTTCCGTCTGAAGTTGTTTTTCTAAATACTAAAATATCGCCGGAACTTAATGGGATAATGTCCTCATCAAATACAATAATAGTATCTTCTACTACATCACCGTCATCTGTTATAGCAATGCCTGTTTGTCCTGCTCCAGTAATACTTGCAATCAAAGCATTTGGATTAGTTGGATTGCTTGGATAGTTAGGATCATCAATTCTTACACCATTTTTATAAACATTATAAACTATTCCTGTTTCTAGCGGAGAAGCAAAAGTTAATATTCTTGTGCTATCGTCGCCGAACTGGAATATTTCATCTTCGAACGTTGTATCAAATGTATCGTATGTTGATGTAAACCAACCATCGGAATCCCAACCTGATCCGCCGCCAAAATCAAAGCTAGTTACTTCAACTCCGCCGTAATCAACGCCTTGCAATAATTGTCCTAGATCATTGCCGTACATTCCTGTATTTGGATTGTAATACAAATTAATTCTATCTTGTGCTTGCAATAAGTCAGGTGCTTTATTATATTTTACAACCACTTCTCTGTTAGCAGCCAATGCATTTGTAAATGTAATTCTACCAAAGTATCTTGTATATCCCTTTGTAGTATCCTTAACATTAGAGAAAGAATACTCACTACGTAGTGATTCAAGTCCATCAATGGTAACTGTAATTTGTGTAGTTTTTAATTCCATTGGCCATTTTAAATCAATTGTTAACTGATCTAATGTAGTTGCAAATGTTTCTGTCTCATTTAGCGTCTGGAATAAGTATGTTTTTGTTACTCTATCAAACTTACATCTAATGTGTGCAGACCTTGCTTTACCATTTCCTAATACCGGACTTAGTCTTGCCGCTGTACCGTCATCTTCCAACGATCCAATTACTTCAATTGTTGGCTGTGACAGATATCCGCTACCTGGATTGGTTACTAATACACTTGTAATCTTTCCATCGCCGACAAATGCCTGAGCTGTTGCGCCTGTGCCGCCGCCGCCAGTAATTAATAGTTTAGGAGCACCTGTATAACCGCTACCAGATTCAGCAATATTAATTTGTGTTACTTCAAATCCAACATTATCTAGCCAATGTTTGCTAGGATAAACTGCTGTATTAGAAACACCTGCTATAATCTCATTATTAACAACTTGAACACTTTGCGGAATAATTCTTCCTTCTGCTTCATTATATACTGGTGCTAAATCAAAATCAGTAACTACGTTGTTAGCAGGATCAATCTTTTCGTATGATGAAATATATTCTCTAATTTTAGTTTTATAAGGCTTCATTTCTTCAACATAAGATTCATAACTAGATAAGTTGTCATTTTGGAAAGTAACTTTTTGTTCTAGTTCACCAACATTGTGTTTTGCTTTTACAAAACTTGTTTTGAATGCCCAATCAACATTTGGTTGTTCGCTGAATACATATCTCAAACCTGCAAAGAACATTTCGTTCCAATGTATCTGTAATTGATCAATAAAGATACTGTCTCTAAGAATAGTAATTATTTTTCTAAATTCAGCAACAGGTTCTGTATCATAGAATATTTTATCAAAACTTGCACCATCATATGCAACATTATCACTTGTTACATCATAGAGGGAATCAAGCAACTCAATTGTACCACGCTCTCTACCAATAGTTTTATAGTTAACACTATAATCAACACTATCTTGATTATCAACTTTTTCTAATAACAACCAGCCGCCTGATCCTACGTTACTGATTTTAATTACATCGCCTATATTATCTTCAAGACCATAAATCTGATAACTTCCGTCGAGGGTATAATTAATTAATGTAAACTGATTGTATCCACTAGCATACCAATCTTTATATGTCCAATAAAGATTTACATCATAGCTTTGAGTAAGTACTCTCTGCCAATCGCCTGATATGTATTGATATACACTCCATTTTCCATTAATAGTTTCGTCACTCTTAACCAATACTGCAAAATTCCTAACAGAAATTTTAACATTATTTGTATAGTTTTTGCCAGCATTAATAATTCTAACATCACTGATGCCGCCATTAGCATTTAGAGTAAATTCTAACTCGCCTTCAGTTCCTAATGTATCTGTAATATTATACGTTGGTGGATTGATATATCCTTGACCTGCATCATTAATTAATACATTAATAATTGTACCATTTTCAATTTCAAGTTGCAAACTAGCAGGTCTAACTTTAGCAATACTTACAAATCTTAATTCTGCATATGAGTCTGAAGTAGTATCATATATGCCAGTTGCAATAGTTGGCAATGGATCGCTGTCTGTTAATTTTGATAAATCAAATTCGTCAACAATTAAATTTTCTGCTAATACTTTATTTGCACGTTCAACAAATTGTTTTCTTGCTTCAGTTTTATTAATAAACCAACTCTGTCTAGGCTCATTAAGAGATCCGTATTTTTGCTTAACCGGAAGATTAATATCAGGTACCGGTCTGTCGTTAATATCAAATCCTACTAAACTATCAATCCATTTTTGTTCAATAACACTATTCGGACGACTTGTTTCCAATCCGTCACTAATTAATTGATATTGAATGTGTGTATTTTGCTCTTGATTATCAATAGTCCACCAGTTAAAGCTGATTGCTACATCTTTATCTTCGATTAATGATTCACAGTTATAAATTGCAAATCTATTATTTCCTAAGATTGCAACAAATTTAATATTTGAATTTTCTGGATTAGCAATTATTCTTGAAACAGATCTTGCTGACAATTTTCTAGTTTCGATTGCTGGTATTGTTGCTTTATCTTTTACCCAGTAATAATAATAAGTTGTGAATGTTTGCGATGAACTATTATACTTACGTCTAACAGAATATACAGCATCTCCATATTTACTTGTGCCACTAATACCTTTAGCAAGACCTGCTTCTGTCTCTGCTTGTCTATCCCACTCGCTTGGTCTTAGTGTAGTTTCAACCCATTCGTATACATCAACAGTAGTACCAGTATATAATTTGTTAAAGTTTGCAGTTGCTTCTGTGATATCTCCTTGATGGTGATTAATAAATCTAGCACTATCAATGTCCCACCACAATTTACCAACCCACTTTGTGCTTGTGTAATCTAATGCTTGCGCTGTTACATCTGTATTAGTTGATATAGAATACCTTGCAGGATCGTAACTAGTTTTAAAAGATATTTCCTGTTCAGCTACACCTGCAATTTTTCCTTGAATAGGATCAATATAGTCAAGGTATGCAACCAAACTGTTATCTATTTTATTATAAAGATACACACCTTTAAACTTACTAAGGTCTGCAGGTAGTACAGGTGATGATACAATTGTCCAGCTTGTTGAATTTGCCGGTTTTCTAAATTCTGCAACTACGCCTTTATCGACAGTATTATTTGTTGTAACTGTTTGATCTGGTAATCCAAGATATATATGGTTATTACTAACTTTAACAATATTTCCAAAATTTTCAGTATCTCTATCATATGAAAAGTCTTGTCCATATAGTAGCGTATCATTTATTGTTTCATATATTGATACTAATCCGCTATCATTATCAACAGTATTAAATTTAGTTGCATCGCCGTCAAATGTTGTTACTTGAATATCAAATGTAGTATACTTAACAATGTCGCCGCCTTTAGAAGTAATAGCAAGAGTATTACCATCAAAATCTAGTTTAAATCCAAATTGTGTATTAGCTGTTAAATCTTTAGGACGAAGTGTTTGACTAAAAGTGTATGTACCATCTTTTAATATGTAAATGTAAACTGCTCCACCATTAAGTGAAATGTCGCTGTTAAGAGGTGCACCGACTGCAATTTTTTTACCATCGTTCGAAACTGCTATTGAATTTCCGAAATTTTCAGTTAAGTTAAACGGCTCTAATAACTGACTGTACACATACTGATCATTTACTAGTTTGTAAACTACAACTTTTCTATTAGGAATACTACTATCGTCTGGATTTGTGTATCTAGCAGTTAATACTAATACTTCGCCCACTGAACTAGTATCAAACTCTTCGCCAATTTCTTCTAAAAATTGTTGTTCTAATGTACTTTCTGTAATAGAATAATTAGTATCATTAGGAACATAACCTAATAAGTCTACTCCTGAATTAATCTCTGTCCATTGTGATAGACTAAATGCTCCAGGTGTTATATTAGTTTTGGCTTCGTAAATAGAATCTCCAAATCTTACATACTCGCCGTCAAAGTAAGTAGCATTAACACTATGCATGCCTCTATACAAAGGCTCAATACCTAAATTCCAATCTTCATTGTCGTTCTTATCAAAGAAATATATCCTACCTTGGTTAGTTTCGGTGTTATCTCCTTTAGCAAGAACAAATAATCTGTATGACGTAGGTGATTTTTGTACAATTTTACAAGTTGCTCCTAATCTTCTAAAGTGATCAGAATTTGGAACAGTGTAATAACTAACAAGTTCATATATAGATCCTGTTTTTTTGTAAATTGCAAAAGTACCTTCAGAATCATTTCCACTACTGTATCCTGATGTTGTTACAGGAATATTATAAACTCTTGTCCAATCTAAGTTTAATGAAGACGGACTTTCTGCTGTTTCTAAAATACCGTCGATTGTATTTGAACTATATTGCCAGTATTCTAAATCTCTCAAATATGTTTGATTAGCCGGAACTGGAATATTAGCACCTGTGTCAATAACAATTAATCCACCGTTGATTGAATTTTCAAGATGGCATGCATTAATAGGTCCAATTGTTCTTAATGTTGAATCGTTTTCAATAAACTGTGCTGAAGAGTTTTGACCATAATCGCTACCAAACGCCCATTGTCCTGATTTATTCTTTAAGTAAATCTTTGCTACACCAAACGCACGTTCAATCCAAGCAACTTCTGCGGTTTCGCCAGTTGCGCTATCAATAAGTTCTGTACCTACTACTGGAATAAAAGGATTACCCGACAAGTCAAAATTTGTTAATCTAACTTCGAGCCAACCGTTCCACTTGTCAACTACAGTGTGTGTTGAATTATTAAGATAGTTAAAGCTCAAACCTAATACAGGTTCCGGATCTTGAACTGCACCATTTACTCTAATTTGGTTTAGCCAAAATCTAACTTCGTCATTAACTGAAGTATTAGTATAATGTGATGCAGATGTTCTAAACCACCATCTACTATCAATTAAATTTGTGCCGGTTTGCCCTTGTTGATGAGAAAGTACACCAATCTCTGAAGGGAATGTAGGTGTAGTAATATTCGCTAGTTGTTTAACATCTAAAATGTTTGTAAAAATTGAATTAGCTCTTAATTCGTTTTCTAGTTTAATATCAGTAACTACTAAATTTGCGTTTGTTTCTACAAGTTCAGTTGTACTAAATTCCGAACCTACATTAATATGCCACCATCCTGAATGATAGTTGTCTGTAATTTTTAATTGTCTTTCATAATCACCAACTAGCACACCGTTTTGGTAAATTGATCCTGTATCTAAAAATGATCCGTTTAGATTATTTAAATAGATAGTCATTTGATTTTCATCATTTACATAACGATAAACAATTGTAGCTTTTGCAGTATCGGTTGTAATATCGCTTCCGGCTGATGGAATAGATAATGCACTTTGAATATGTACAACAGCTTCTACTTTATGAACAATTTCGTGGCTACCATTAATAAATGCTTCATTTAAAACTGCATCTCCATTAAATGGTGCAATACCTGCGGCTGTTGCTGTTGTATACCTATTCCATTTTAATTCAAGAACGTCTCCGGGCTTAGTTCCTTCAAACTGCTCAGTTTGCGCTCTAATTAGAATGTGATCAGCTGGTGCATCTTCAATAGTATAATTTCCTCTGACCATATATTCAACATCAGGATAAGATTGATCATTACTGTCGTATTCATCAATTTTACTCTGTTGATTTGATGCATGGCTCAAGAATTGTTGTATTGTATCAGCATCTTGAACTTTTCTAGATTTCCATAACTGTGATCTATACAACACAATATCATTAATATTGTATGCTACAGTATTTTTATAATCACCTCTAAATTTACTTTTTACATTAGATGCGTTAGGCGATCCTACAGCAATATATTGACCGTCTGGTGATATTGAAACACTTGATCCAAATCCGCCACCAGAATCAAATAGTCCTGTAAATTCGTCAATTTGTTGTCTAAGACCAAAGTCTGTATTATCGCTAGGTCTAGCAAATACATAAACACTACCATTTAGGTCTTTAGGTGCCGAAATTGCTATTGTATTATTGTTAGTCGAAACACTAATGTCAGAACCAAAATCTTTGTCAGTACTATCCAATAGGCCGGCTGTAACATTCTTAATATCTGGTTTTAATTCATATACTTGTTTATTCTTTAAAACAATCCACTGACCTGTATCATCGTCATCTACCCAGATAGTATCAGTAATAGATGTTTCACCTGTTAGCGAGAATGTTGCAGGAGCATCAATAATAGCGTTTGCGTCGGAAAGTCTTGACAATCTAACTGGTTTAAAGAATGTAACATATCCTTTAATATCATCTAACTCTGTTGATTCGCCTTCAGTTGACAATACAATTTTATTAAGATTAATTTCTGCAATTTTATAAAAGCCGTCTGTAGTTGCGTCAGTATCGACAATACCGATAATATCTCCAACAGCAAATTTTGTTTTACGGTTAAGAGTAATAGTAAACTGGCCGCTTGAAGTTGCAGTTACACTTTTAATTACAAAGTTTGTTGTATCGTGTTTATACACTCCCCATGTTTGCTGACTTTTATCGTTAGCTGTCCAAACAAACTCACCTGTATCGATTGCTGAAAGAGGTTGTGTTAATAAATCATCATAGTTTAATAATGATAGTTTTACATCGTTTGTATTTACATAACCTGCTGTTTTTGTATAACTGTTATCATCATTAAAATATTTTACTGGAAATGGCTTATGATCATAATTTTTAGATTTTACATAGATGTTATTTCTATTTAATCTATATACAAGACTTGTATCTTGCGGGTCAATCTCATTAACAAGTTCCACTGTTTGCGGTTCTTGTCTATACTTAGATTCGTCAAGAATAATGTCAAACTGGTCGTCACCAGATGTTGCTCCGTAACGCCCAAGTCTTACTGCCCATTCTTCAAAAAATTCTAAACTGTCTTTATTTGCACTACCTAATTTATCAAATAACTTAGTAAGTACATTTTTAGTTCCTTTATCCTGAATTGCTCCTTGGAAGAATTTAAACTGACTTACATCGTCATTAATAATATTTTCTAAATAACGGCGTTTCTGATATCCAATTAAATGCTGTGCTAAACGCTGTTGCTCTGTATCAAAGTTATCTGAATCGAGATCATAGAAATCTGTAAACTGTTTTGCTTTATAATCCCAGTTAGGTAGCAAACGCTGTTCTGGTTTTTCATTTAACTTAACAAAACTTCTTTCGTTAAAAATTTCTGTTCCAACAACATTAACTTTTGCAACATAATAATATTGTTTATGTTTTACTAATGCTCCAATAGAATAGTCTTGCCATGATGTCCAGTCTTCGATTTTAGCATCATCAAATATAAAGCCAGGAATATTATAAGAACCATTCCAGTCATCTGAGCGATAACCTTTAACTTTGATTCGTTCTTGTCTGTATCCTTGGGCTCTATTATAGATAACATCATTAAAGACTGTTTTGTTGTCAATAATAACTGCATGTTCGTGTTGTACAACAGGAACTTTTAAATGGAATATTCCATCTTCAGTGTTTTTAACATAAATGCCAAATGTATTAGTATTGTCTCTTTCTGTAGTTGCAAAATCAGCAAGCAATCTTTTACCATCAGCTTTTAACAAACTATAATCATAAAAATTATTATAAATGTCGTCGACTACAGTGTATGGTTCTTCGAACTTAACTTGTCTTGCACTCGGACTTAATGTAATAACAGTTCCGCTATCCCAATTCTGAGTAGTCCAGAACATAAATTCTTTTGCAGATAATGTCCAGTTTTCAATTTCTTCTATATTTTGATTGAAAAGATCAAATTTAAATCCTTTACTATCTAAAAACTTTTCGTAACCAAGAATAATATCAACTACACCTTGAATATCAGTTACTAATGTTCCGTAAGGAACTTCAACAACAGTTCTAGTATCAAAATTCTTAGAGAAAAATGCTTGTGCGCCGCCTTCTTGCGGAAGTTCAGCTAATTTCTGAAAATTATCTAAATTAAATGAAGCTCCAGAAGTATGACCAACTTTTACTCGGTAGTATACATTATTGTTTTCTACAATTTGTCCAACTTCATAAAACTTACCACTATCCCAAGTTAGGAAAGATTCGCTTACTCCGCCAACACGCACTAATCTGTCGTTGTTTTTTCTTGTAACAGCATATGTTTTAAAGAGCGGTAAATCTCTATCGTATCCTCTAATTACAAAACCTTGAGGTACAATTTCTATAATCATTCCACTGTATGAATATACATCAAGTGGTATACTCTTTGTTAGCTGAATTTTATAGTTTTCGTCTGGTACAAAAACATTTCCTTCATTAGTAGGAGTTCTAGCATCAAGAATTAATCTAAATTTAGACTTCTGTGTAAAGCCTCCAATTTTAGATGCTAACTTGTTTTGTAAGGAAGTTAATTCCTGTTGATATACTCCAAATTTTAGTGTTTCATTTTGGGCCAAATAGCCTTGGATATGATTTATTATACCTGCTGTAAACACTCTTGAATTATCAGATGCACTGTTTGGAAATTTTAGTTTATCTAATTTAATTCTTTTACTAGTTTCGGTATAAACTAATTCACCAGCGGCATTACGTTTAATTCTACTTACATCAAATGCAATACCAAAAAACTGTGCTGGATTATTAATTGCCCATGATGCCATTAGCGCAAAAGGATAATGTGAACTGCGGCGCCATGCTGTTTCAACTGGACCTTCGTCTCCAAATATATATCCATCACTATAACTTGAATCAAGTCCAGACAATGCTATTCCAGATAAGTTTGGCGGTAGCAAGTTTCCTTGGTCGTCAGTTGGAATATAATTAGCAATTTCTAGATTTTTAAATTTATTTCTATAAACAATTTTTGTATTTGGAGCTCTAACAACACCGTTGGCCATATCTTTCCACAATAGTAAATTATTTCTTGTGTATGGCGCTGTTCCGTATTCATTATCGAACCAAGAAGGTTTTTCAGTTAGTCCTAAAATTTCCCAAGGATGGCTATGTGGTCTGTCTGTATTGTAGAAATCTTTATAAATTGCTCTCCAGAAGCCTGGAAGAGATTGATCATCAATGTCAGCCCATTTACTATAGCTAAATGTAAATCCGTTAGTTCTATCAAATCGAGTATTTGCAGAATAATCAGGAGTTCCAACTGTTTCTAACCACCTATTAAATTCAGAAATTAATGTTCTAGCAGTACCGTAACGAGTAAATCCTGTTTTGCGAGATTTTGTTTCAATAAAATCAGCAATATCAAATACGTCTTCGTTGTATTGCTGTTTTAAGTTAGCATAGATTCTTCTTTCAAAATCTAATAGTAATCTGTCTCTGTAGTCGCCAAAGCACTTCCACAACGAACCATCGTGACCTTGTAACATTGGCTGTGCGCCTGGCCATGCTTCAAATGTATTAACATCGTTTGTAGCATGATTTGCAGAACTTGCAGGCATAAAGAATAATTGATTACATCCTGCAAACAAATGATCGTGAGCAACACCTGCTCCACCATTTGCAGTATCGTATGCAATTGCATCTGCTTCTGATGTAAACACTGGATAGAACCAACCAACTTTGCCTTTAAAATTTTGCGTAGTAGTTTCGTCTCGTCCATATACCTTATAGGGCCCAGTAACTTCAGTTACAACATTGATATATGTATCGTCTAAAAATATTTCAGGTGTATACTTAGGATATAATCCTAACTTAGTAGGTGTTGGAGGTACCCAACAACCATCTGTTGATTCAAATTCATATACGTCTAAAATATCATTATTAGCAACAGTTATATTAAGTGTTAAGAAGCCGTCAGTAGTTACAGTATAATCTCTATCTTTAACTAATAAACTTCCATTAAAGTATGGAAGAACTGCATACTGATTTAATTTTGTAAAATCAATGCCGCGCTTCAATGAAAACACAGTCTGTGACTGATCTTCAATCACATGTCGAGTTACTGTGTCACTACTAAACGGAACCATATCACTAAAGTAAAACGGATCTTTATTAGTTTTTACTTCAGTGATAGATTGTAAAATTTTATCAACGTGTATTTTAGTTTCGCCTTCGAATCCTAATTCATTTGCTACACGCAAAAACTCTCTTTTAAATTTGATGTACTCTAGTCCAGAATAGCGAATAGCTCTAATTGCATCAAAATCTTTGTTTGTAGTATTATACAATGCAAGGTTAATTGGTCCACTATGTTGTACAAACTTTAGTCCTAATGGAGTAATATCGCCTAGATCTTTTAAATTACTTGTTCCTGGAAATATTCCATTAAAATCTTTTGCATTGTCAACAATACTGCCTACATGATCTAAGACTTCGCCTAATGTAAAAGTTTCAACATTTTCGTTTAGTGGATTCTTTTCAAAGTTAGTTGGAAACTCGTAGTATCCTCTAGAATTCTTTGTAGTCTTTGTATAAGTTTTTATAACCAACTTATCGCCAACGGTAAGATCAGTATTAAAATTAATGTAGCAATACCCGTTAAATCTATCAACTATGTAATCAGTATTTTCTTTTTTGCGAACATTATTAACGTAGACTCTAATTTCTAAATCAGGAATAGTTGCACTATTATCATAAACATCAATAATAAAGTTATTTGTTCTAGTGTCGACTGTTGGTTGCTGAACAACCGGTTGTACTGATTTAGTAGCCGCTTTAGTCCATGCTGACACGCTGTTATATGTAGTTCTATTAGAATATTTTCTTAACAGTCCTGTGTCAGTGCTTACGTTTAATACATCAGTTAAAACATCATACCGGTATGTATCTGATAACAAATTAAAGTCAAATACAATGTCACCACTATTTTCAATTGTTCTATATGATAGTGGAAAACCTAATTCAGTATCAGCAGTTCCTGTTCCTACTTTATAACTAAAAATTTTGTTACCAACAAAAGAACTTCCATCTAATGTTGAAAGTGCTATACCTTGGTCGTTATAAAGATCAAATAATGGTTGCTGATTTACAGAAATTTTATCTTGTGCTTGCTTCCATACTAAACCAGTATAGTAAAAAACTTTACCTTTAAACTTCACACCTGCTTTAACTAATACTGTTTCATTTTCCAACGGAGTAGTATCAGTAGTTTCAACTAGTGTAATTTGTCTACTACCGTTATGAGAGATAAATTTAACTTCATAAATTTTACCATTAACTAACGAATCAGGATCTGCTGTAAACAACACCCTCATACCGTTTACAAGTTCAATGCCGTCAACAAAATAACCTACTTGACCTTCAATATCTGAAAATACATCCTTTGTTACAGTATCAACTAAGTCAACAGAACCTTTTGCTTCGGTTCCATAATTGAACAGTTTTAAACCCGCTTCAAATTCAATGATAGGTCTTGTAGCTCTATAATTTTGATCAAGTTCAACTGGAACATTATTAATTAATGCAGTAGTTTCAATAACACTTTTATGCGTCCACTTATTGTAACGAGACCATTGGTTTCTATCTTTGGCTGCTCTGTTGATAACAATATAATCTTTAAGAGTAGCATATGATGTTGCTTCGTCAAACGGTAAATCAGCAAAGCCTTGCATATCGTATTCTACACCTTGGTCTAACAAGTAATCTGCTGTAATAACCAAATCAGATTCTGAAATTAGTTTAATACTACTACCAACACCTTCAACATACCATGTTCCGGTTGCATAAATTTCAGGAGTTACTTTTCCGTAAAAGTTAACTCGCATACCATTGGATAATTCATATCCGTTTTGCATAGTATACGTTTTTTTACCTAAAATTTCTGTGCCAACATTAATTTCTGTAGCATCTATAATATCCTTAATGATAATTAATCCTGATGCTTCGATGTCATTGTCATTTGTATAATACAAATAATCAGGTGATTCTAAATCTACAACAAATGTAAATTGACCTTGTTCTACACTCTGTTGACTTACTCCAACGTTATATAAATTAGTATTGTCTTTAACAGATCTACTTGTTCTAATTGACAACGGCATGTCAAGTGTATTAATATCAAATGTATAAGTTTGACCTCTATACAATGTTAGTGTAGGATTACTAGTCGGTACATCCGGATTAAACGTATATGCAAAGTTATCAGTATTATCTTGTTTACCTACTGAGAACGTACTAACAATATCAGTTGAACTTCCGTACACTGGAATGGAATCAGGTCCTGATGGTAGCCAGTAGTATTCTCTAAAGTTTACAAACTTGTCCCAATCAATATGTGGATTCCAAGCATAATATTCTTGACTGTTTAGTAAACTATGATTACTTGCTTCGCCATTTCTAATTTTACTAGCATTTACATAGTCTCTGTAATCTCTATAAAACGTAGTATTTCCGATTGCATCTTCAACAAGTGCAACTGGCTCTAGCTGATAGTTACGTCTGTCTCCAGCTAATTCTGCAAGATAGTTGTCTCCTGCTTTATAGGCTTTTGCATTTTTTCTTCCAATAAAGCCGTCAGTTTTTTGTACAACACCAGGTTGCATTAACTGATCTAATGTACTACTTAAAAACTTTTTATTTGCTGTTGTTCTAAAATAGCGAGGCAACATATCAGCAGTATGTCTTTTAGAGTTCTCATCGATTGGAATACCATTTTCATCTTGCGCCATTAGTAACTACTGCCTCCACTACTATTACTACTATTACTACTATTACTGCTCGAACTGCTCGAGTTATTTGCTGTTGTGCTTGTTAACGGTTGACTTTGTATTCCAACATTGTTTGTACCGGTACTAGAAACAACTGCGCCACTTGCTTGAATTTTAGATGCTGTAACTGAATCGATTATTTCTACATCAGCTACGGTTGCATCGCTTACAAATAGTTCATCATTTTCACACTTAATTTCGTATAAACTACCAAATGCTTGTGTTCCTTGTTTAGGAACAATTAGCATGTTCGAAATATCTGGTGCGTTTTGATTCATTACATATGTTACTAATTCGGAAAAATGGAATGTCTCTCCAAAATCCCAATTAGACAATGCAAAAAATTTATTAATTGATGAAATAATTCTCGATTTTAAATCATTATCATTTACTACTTCACCTGTATTTTTTACAATTTTAAATGTTGCTTGCAAAGATGGTTGAGCATGAACACCAAACAACGGCTTATACCTAACTGGATGATAAATTACTTCGTCACTGATTGATTTATATTGATTAATCAATACTCCATAATTTTGATATAATTCGTCCGAGCTTGGTGGTAACGGCTGTGTTTCAATTGTTCCTGCAAGATATTGTCTATAAAGATTATCGTATGATCTTGTTAACATATGTACATCAATAATATTTGAAACACTAGGGTCAATTCTATTACCTTCATCTGCACTGTGTACATACTGGAATCTCAAATTATCTCTACCTACATACGCTTGATAGTCTGAAGTTAGTGTTAATAAATTGTTTGTTAAAACTTTAAAGTTTTTATTGTTTACAATATAAAAAACTTGTCCTTCGGGATAATCTACATAAGATCCTATTTCAGTTTCAGTGTTAACTACAATAATACTGCTACCTTCTGCATAGTAATTGTATTTGTAAAATCCTTGATCTGTTTCAACACGCTTTAAGAAAATATATTTTGTAAGAGGTAATGTTAAAGGTGCAACAATATTATCAAAAATATCCGGATCATCTACACTTCCGTCATCATTAACATCAAAGAAACTTACTTCAACTTTTTTGCTGTTAACATATCCGTCTTGGTTTCTATACTCGTTTACAATTTCCCAAGGAATGTCATTATTAAATGCTATTAGCTGATCAGGTTTTGTATTATAATTAAGAATTGAAACTTTGTCTTTAACTAATTGACCTGTTGCAGAATCATAAATCTTATTTTGTCCGTCAAAGTAAAAAGATAATTCTTTATCACTTTCAAAAATGTATTTTAATCCTCTATTAGTAACTGTATACTTTTCTCCATTTGTTTGGAAAAGGATGATCCAACTAGCATCAAGTTGGTTGTTGGTAACATCACCTGTCTTACCATTACTAAACGCAGATGCAACATTTAAGTTTTCATTAATAATAACACGCCAAATTCTATTAACTTGATCGTATCTTAAACCAAATGTTTTATAAGAAAACACTTGATCAATAATTTGCGATCTAACATCGCTTGTAATATCTTTTACTAGTTTTGGTTTTACTTCTTCAAGAATACTGTTAGCCGGAAGTGTTTCGTTGAATACAATTGGACCAACTCCGGTAACACTATCAACAGTTGTGCCTGCGCCATTAACGCTGATAACTTTAACCCATTTATATGTGCTTGCACCTTTTGCACTAGCATCGCTAGTTAATCCTGTACCTAAAAAGTAAAAACCCGCTGGTGGTTTAAATTTAAGCAATGCACCTGCTTCTAAGAACTTTAATGAACCGCCAGTAAATGTACCTGTTTGATATGGAATATCAGAACTATTAACAAGATATCCTGTACTAATATTCGTGCCTTTAGTTGATTGCACCCATCTAGCATTCAAGTCACTGACAATAATTTTTGCATAATTTGAAAAGTAAAAATTACTAACTGATCTACTTTTAATAATAGGTAAAATTAAATTTTCAATAGTTCCTTCGATATCTGTTTGATTACTAAATGTAAAAGATTGTTTATCTTCAAATTCTTGTCTATATATAATACCATCTGATGCAAATAAGTTTGTACTAGAATACTTTCCAGTTACATCTTTTAAATCAAAATAGCGACTTATTCCACTACTAATTCTGTTAGTTGATTTAACTTTAACAATTTCTTGGTTAACAGTTAACGGAATAATATTATAGTCTTCACCTGTAACCATTCTATTTTGTGTATAATAAGTCTGAGGTGCGTTTTGTCTAATTGAAGGTGTACTTTCGCTAGTAGTAGCGTTAGTAACGTTTTCTTTAAGTTCAAGCCCAAGGGTTAATGTTTCAATAGTACCTGCTTTTGAAATATAATCTAAACTAATGTTAATACTTGTAAGCTCTTCAGGCTTAATTTTCATTGCTCTATTTGCACTAGTTCTATAAAATATTCTAAAGTTGCCTCCTGGAAGGTTTCCAAAAGTACCGTCAGCAAATATTAAACTAATTTCATCATTAGCACGAGTCTGTACAACATAAAAATTTCTAGTACCTTTAGCAACACTATTATAGATTGCATTGTTACCTTCAATTGAACTAACTTTTGTCCAAAGTGATGTTGGAACTCCGCTTGAATTAACTTGATATAACCAAACGTCAGTGTTATTAATATTTTCAGCTTCGATTGCTATTTTTTGATTAGCACTTGGATTATCAACTGTAAACTGTGACGAGCTTAATGCGCCTTGTCTAAAATGTAAAAAGTATCCTGTATTTGAACTTGCTGTTCCACGACCGTCTTCTCTGTAAAGAAATGCTAAACTGTTCCCTGCAACAGGAGGTTCTTCGATCAATTTACTATTGATCAAATCAATATCAGTTGAAACAACTTCAAATTGGGTTGATAAGCCGTTAACAGCCTTGCTAAATCCGAACACAGGTACGTCAACATTATTAGACTTAAATCTATACTGTTGGGTCAATACACCGTTGATGCTTGCTGTTTTAGCAGGCTTTCCAATTGTGTTATTTTGTGGTAGAGCCGCATTAAGGACTCTTCTAAACTGCTCTGGCCAGTTTGAGTTACTCGGATCATTCCAAATAACTGTTTGGTCAGCAAGATTAAATCCGTTACTATCAAAAATCTCTTCAGTAGTCGATACAGTATCAAATTTAATTAGCCCGTTTGCCGCTTGATTTCTTTTTGGGTTGTATGATAGCATACGTGCAAGACGCAATACACTGTCACGACGTTCTGCTAATTCTAAAAAGTTCTCTCTTGCATTTAAGTCAACACGATAACTAATATTCTGACCTAAAAATGCAATAGTATCAATGAGTGCAAGATATTCCGAAGTATCAATATAGTCGTTAAAATCTTCAGGATAGTTTGTTCTTAGATAGTTAATCATAGAACGTCTTAGTGTGTCAAAGTCGTAACTACGGAATTCCGCATTGCGATAACTTTGGTATACTTTTTTCCAATCTTCTGAAAGAAGTAATCTATTTTGGCGGTCGGTTGATGACATCGGCGTTCCTCTATCTTTTGCTACAGTATTTATTATATTGAATTATAACGGTACTTAATTGTGTCACAAAAGTCCAATATTTTTATCAAACTGTAGTCTTAGATTTTCACTAATATTGTACTGCAAATATGATATTGTACATTCAATCTGTAGTCCTTGTTCGTACTCCGAAACTTGTACAGCTTCAGCCGATGTTCTTGGATCATAATTTACAATATTAGTAACATTTGTAGTAATGGCTTGTTTTAATTCTTCTGTTAGAGGTTCGTATAGTGCGTCCCAAATAATACAACCAAACGTAGGCATTGAAAGTTTTTCTCCTTGCCTAATATTAAAATGATTGATTAAATCTTGTTTAATTAATTCAAAATCATAAAGTTGAAATGAATTAGATTCAGGATTTACTGTGCTAAATCCCCTATATGCCTTTTGTTTTACAGGCGATTTAGGAGCTTTTTGCGATTTAATTTTAATTTGTTTGTATAAGTCTGCCATGCTAGTATTTACCTTTAATAAGGATACCCGTTTGCACGAAGTGTTTCTAATGCCCAAGGATAGTTTGGCAGTGTAGTTCTACTACCGTTGCTTCCCCATGCAACCCTTGCTCCACGAATGTCTACATGAGTAAAAGTATTATAAACACCAATAGCAGTAAATCCATTGTCAATTGCCGCTTGTATAAATGCTTGTCGTTGTGCATTTGATAAACCAGTTTGTACAATATCAACAGCATTGCCTTGAACATGCTGACTGTTTCTTGCTCCGCCAACACTTCGGTTATATTCTGGACTTCTGTAAGCACTAGTAACTTGTAATTGATATCCAACTGCTTGCGATATGCCTTCTAATCCTGTAACAACTTGCGGCTTTACTCTACTATCTACATGTGATAGCCATTTAATATATTGTCCGTCGGCATTGCTAGGTTGGGGGCTAGGATTCTGTTCATTAACTACCTGTGAAGGTTGTGCTCCGGATACTCCGTTTACAGGACTAGTATTATTATATCTATTAGCACTGCCTCCTGAAACTGTTGCGATACCACCATCACCATATTCTGTTGATTCTGTTGTATCTGGATCAACGCCGGCAGCTCTCTCTGCTTCTCTACCTGCTAAAATATCTAATGCCTCAGATTCTGGTCGACTAAAGTTACTAGCACCAATTGCTATTGCAACTGCGTCTGCGGCATCACCTACAATAACTGTACTTTCTCCTTGCGCAGTATCAGTGGTCGGATGTCCTAATAAATCGGGACCTCCTGCATCTGGAGTATTGTTTACAACTGCTTTGCCATTTATAAAAACACCATTGCTTCCTGCACTTAGAGCACCTTCATCGTGGCTGTTTTTATCGCCGTCAACAGCTACTAATTGTCCTGCAACATAAACATCACTTTGTCCGCTGACAACTGTTGTTGCTCCGCAAGACCTAAGATGACCGTTTATATGTACAGCTGGCATTACGTATTTTCTCCTGGTCTGTCAGGTGATCTTTCATCAACTACTGTTGATTCGCCTGACGCTACAGGAGGAGTCGATGTTAATGATGCCAATGGTAGTATTTCACCATTTCTTAATCTAGAGAAAAAGCCTCTTGCACTTGCAATACGCTGAGGTGTTTCTGCGGCTTCGTTTCCGTATCCAACTGCATCTTCAAATGCTTGACCTAATTGGTTAAAGTTATACATACTCCAGTTTCCTCCGCCTCGGCTAGGGAAAGTTTGTATTAGATACGCAACTGCAACTGCTGTAGCAATTTCTGGATCATTTAAAAGGTCAGGATTTTCTACAATTTCAGGATGTCCGGCTAAGCCGCCAAAATCTCTATAATTGTCTCTAAATGTAAGTTGGATAAGTCCTCTGCCTCGATATTTGTAACCTTCATCTGGAGCGTTGCCGTTTCTTCCACCGTATAAGGTATTAGCAATCGCCGCTGGACCTGCGGCAGCAAGTTGTTGTGCAAATTCATCACTTCGAACACGGCTTGGAAATACTTGGCGTAATCGACTTGCAGAATAATTTAGATTTTCACTGTGTGGTTCAAATCCACATTCTCGTTGAATTTGTGCAAGTGCTGACGCTAATGCTTCGGCGTTACCCGGAGTTTGGCCTGCGGCAAGTAATTCTGGATTAGCAGGATTTAGGCACGTAGCCGGATCTAATCCAATTTCTTGTATTAACACATGTAAGAAGTAACGTTGCATATCGTTTACTGGTACAGGCTCTGCAGGTTGCTGGCCTATCGGTCCTGCTTGACCTGGAACTACTGTCTGCGGTGCAGGAACTCTTTGTCCTGTTACAGGATCAATAACTGTTGATTGATTTGCAACATTAGGTCCTGAAGTTGAAGTGTACTGTGGTTGGTTTGCAGGTGAATCAATTAGTGATTGTGCATCTCTGCCTTGACGTGACGGAGCCGGTCTAGCTTGGCTTAGTCCGGGAGTATGCCCTTCTGGATTTAGATTTTCATGTCCATTCCACGGTTCGCGTTCAGGAACACGAATTGGTTGGTTAGCAGGAGTAGCAGTAGAAGCAGTACTTGCTCCAGATGCTTCGTCAGCTTGTGTAGCAGGGCTTGCCGCAGTGTTCATATGGATAGCCGGAGCTGTTTCTCTATGTTCACTACCACTTAAAATACTTGTTCTAAAGCCTGCGGTTAAATTTGTATTACCTTGTGAAGCAATATGCATACTTGCTTGTTTAAATTTTGCTGCCGAGCCTGTAAGAACATCTAGTGTAGTTTGACTCGTAATGCTGTGTGCGCCTGCAACATTAATATGTCCGTCAGCACCAACAAATATCTTAGATGTTGCGCCAACATAAAGATCAAAATTTGCACCGATATCTATTTTTCCGTTTGTTCCGGCTTTAAGATCAAAATTATTTCCTGCGGTTGTTTTCCAATCTCTACCAGCAGTAATGTTTACATCACGCATTGCCTTCATATTAATATCTCTATCTGCATGTACGTTTACGTCATTGGCAGTTCTTAAGCTGATACTATCATCTGCGTAAACATCAATTTTTCCGTTTGCAGTTAGTTCTATCCATGCACTTCCTTGAGCATTGGCAATATAAATTAGATCTTCAGTATTGTGTAATAATATTTGATGACCTGTTCTAGTTCTTAATCTAATATGCTCGTTGTATGGCAAGGTCTGATTTGCTTGAGAAACATTTTCTGGAACAGCATTAATATCATAATATGTTGCTCCGACAGATTTTGCAAATCCAGCACGTAAGACTGTAGGGTCGCCGTCGTCCATTACAAAACTACTTCCGCCTAATCTACTGCGAAAATATTCGATCTGTTCACCTGATGGACCATATCGACCTTTTGGAGATCCGTCTCTTTTATCTAACGGTCCTGGAGTATTCATTCCAAAGACCATGCTAGGAATTTCTCGACGTGCTGTAGAAGAAGTTAATCCTCTAGCTATATCATCAATAAGTCCTTGTCTTGATAATACTTCTAACATCATCGGATTGTGTGGCTTTAAAAACTGTTCAGGATCATTTCCTTGATCACCATGAATTGCTTTATTATATTCGCCTGTTGGTAATGGTCTATTCTTAAATTCGTCAGTTAAATTAGCTTGAACAACTTTATCTGATTTAGTTGTAGGGGTTCCGCTTGGAACCATATAATTCATATATGCATCTTGTACACAACCGATCCAATACCCCTGATTAGATTGTCCTTCTGCAAAAATAACAAGAACTTTAGTACCCGGATCAGGCGGAACTGCCCAGAATCCGTAACTTTGTTGGGTACTGTAATAGGTGTCGTTTCTTCTATTACTACTAACATCATTTACGCCATAAAACGGCATACAATAATCTACAGTGTAGAGTTGTCCTGCTTCATTATCAGCATCTTGCCCTGAAGTTGTATTTGTAAGTAATTGTACCTGCAATGCTCCGCTTCGTTTAGGATCAAGATGACTAATTACTTTGGCCAAAAACGGACCTGGCGGCATTTCTCTTGGTGGTGCACCTGATGATCGTCTATGTCTATTGCTCATTACAAACCGCCTCTAATTCTTCCTGATTGGTCGACATCATTTAAATTACGTTCCGGAACTGTTGTTTCGTTAGTCGGTGTAGGTGAAGGTTCTACTCCTTGATTATTAGAAGGTGCATTAGAAGTTCTAGCACTAGAAGAATAATCAAAATAAACATCAAGAGGACTAAAGACTCCAGGTTGTACTGTAACTGGAGCAGGCGGTGATGCCGGTTGATCTGTAGTACTAGTAGTGCCATCGCCAGTTGTGGTTGGAGTTGTAGTCGGAGTTGTGGTTGTAGTACCGGATCCTCTTAGTCCGTCGCCGGTTGCACCTGATGCGGTTGCGCCGCCTGGTGTAGTACCTGCTGTCGGATTGTTAGTAGGACGCCTATTTTCGTTTCTAGCAGTAGTAATTCTAGTAGCTTCGTCCAAATCAGGAACTTCCCAGTATTGTAGTACTCCGTCACCGTTAACATCTGCTCTAGCAAATGCAACTTCTTCCGGAGTTCCATTAAGTTCTGCTTCTGCAATTCTTCTTTGATGACGCTGTTCTTCTTCTAACATTGCGTCAGTTACTTGTGCACCTGCTCTTGCATTTTGCTGATTTCTTCTTCGCACTGCTTGAATAGTTTGTGTAAACACATTGCCGCTAAATCTATTTGTTACTTCAATAATTTTATATAATCCGCTATAATCTTGTAAACCAATTGACGCACCGTCCATTAAATATCCGCCATTGTCAGGATCTAAATCAATTGGTGTTCTAAAGTTAATTATGATATCTACTTCGCCATTTTGGTGATTCATGGTACCGTCACTGTTGACGTTAAAACTTGGCGATGCGGCTGAATTATAATTGCCTGTGCCACTATCAGCAATGTAGAAAGGATCTCCTAAAACTTCTAATTCAATAGATATCAAATCGCCGCCACTATTTACGATGGCTTCATTAAATGATCGTGCTAATCGCAATCGGGGATCTTCAGTTGTTGCGCCGCCTGTGACGGTATTTAAATTTTGTGGTTCTTCAACTACAGTAGTACCATCACCTTGCGGTGCTCTTGAATTTCCTTGTAGAGCAAGATTTGGTGTTGTATTAGTATTAGATTGCTCGCTTGGTTGGTTTGATCCGCTTCTATTACCTCTGTCAAGCGATATTGATTCATAAAATGCATTATCAAATTTAATATCAAAATTTAATACATCGGTATTTTTACCAGTAAACATATAATTGTATACTTTAGGTGCCTGGGAGTAAAGTTTATCATATCCAGGCGGCACATCGTTCGGCATTTGAAATGCACTTCTGTGAACTCGATATGGTACAACTCTATACAAATAAATTCTTGGCATTCTTCCCATTACTTTTTCGGCAGCGGCATCATTAACAAGATATACTTGAGCTTCAATTTTAAACCAGTCAACCATTCCGTCAGGACGATTAAGTTGCTGTGTAACAGATTTTCCAAATTCGCTTAACAGTACAAGTTCTTCTAATATTTTTTGTAGTTTTGTACCTGCTCTAAATGTAATAGTTCTAAGATTAGGGTCAATAGTTACGCCGCCTCTTTTTAATAATCCGGATTCTGGATCCCAAGCAAAATTTGCAATACCAAATGGTGATCTTCCAGATCCTAACGGGCCTGCTGTTAAAATCGGTGATGAACCAATTCTATTAGGTGTAATGTCACGCCCTGCAATTGTTGCTTTAATGCTTTCGCTTAGTCGACCACGTCTTACTGAATATCCTAATCTATCGTCAATAAATGCTCGTTGTTGTTCAATAATTCTTGCGCCAAAATCTGAATTATCCTGTTGATACCCTGCGGCAGCTAATGTAGTATCAACTGTTGCGAATGCCGTTTGAATAGCTTCTTCGTCAAATTCTATTCTTTCTAATTCACCAGTTGTAGCGGCGCCCGGAATTAAGGATCCACTTGCAATTAAAGAATTTAATCTTGCACTTGTTCCGTCGCCCGGAAATGCAATAATATATTCATCAACTTCAGTTTTTTCTCTAGTTTCATTTCTTCTATTAAGAAGATGTGTATTCCAATGGGTAGCAATACTGTTTAATCCTGTTTGACATATTTCTTGCAAGGTTGATCCTGACACAGACATATTAACAGGAATGCTTTGATTTGCATCTAAAAATGCATCATCGTTAAAAACAGAACATGTAATATCGTACTTGCTACCTTCGCCGTTAACTGTAAAATTACAAGTTACTAATTTTAATGGAAACATTCTTCTTATTGGTCTTGAAGGACTAACTTGATTTCCGTCATTATCCCAACCAACAAAATCAAGTGTTAACAAATATGGTGCTTCTAGATAGTTATTGTAACCGGCATTTTTAGCGGCTAGTTGAAGTGTTTGCAAAAACTGGCCCATACTGTAAGGTTCATATACTTGGAATGATAGTCCATAAAAGTTAGTTGATCTACTTCTTGGATTAGGAGCAACAGTAGTGTCTATATTAACTTCGTCAATATAATAAGCACCATTTACTCGGTGATATTTTTCAGCGTATGTTTGTGGTTTTCCTAAAGGAGTTTTTCCAGACTTTAATACCACTTGTCCATTGTTTACGATACCCGACTTTCTATATGATCTATCAGGAAAATTTAATTCGTTCGGACTTATGCAACCTAATCCAAAAATACAATTCATTGATGCAAATTGTTCTAGTTCGTTTGGCATAGGCAAACTATGTGATCCAAAAAGTCCGCCGCCCCCAAATAGTCCTAATAATTTATTTTGTGCAACATTCTTTATTGCGCCTGTTATAAACCCAGGATCAGTAGGTAATTGATCAGTAAAGTCTGTAACTGCTTCATTCGCTAAATCACCTATAGTACTAGCAATTTGTCGAGGATCTGAAATTCCTTCAGCAAGTGCAGTTATATTTGAACTAATTTCACCTGCACTTTGGAATTGATCAACTAGATTAGCTAGGCCAGGCATACCTAGCATATTAGCAATTTCTTTAACTTGTTCCGGATCGCCTTCTACTTGAGGAGCTAAAGATTCTTGACCCGGCGGTGTATATGTGCCGCCTAACAACTCTCCGTTTGGTCCTGTTCTTATAGGTTGCCCCGATGGGAACGTATATGGCATAATTTATGCTCCTAGTGTATCTTTAACATGTTGAGGCGATGGTAGATATATTTGTACTCCGGCTTTTAAATCATAAATTGGGTCTTCAAGCACATTTAAATTACGCTGTGTAAAAATCCACCATAACGAATAATCTCCATACAAATCATGTGCTAATAAATCTGGACGATTGCTGTATTGAGGTTCAACTGTATATAACACATCATCTGTGTATGCAGGAACAGGTCTGATATTCCAAAGTTCAAGTGTTCCATCAGAACCAATTGCAGTGTCTCGGTATGGATGATTTGCCATTAGATATATCCTCTTCCAATATCATGCCCGCCAACAAACATATTATAATTAAATTGTGTTTGTTTTTGTCTGCTGTAGATCGGTTGACATGATACACTAAACTGTGATTCAGCTGGTGCCCAACTTATTTCGTTGGCTGCACTTAGTGACTGTCCTTTTAGTCCTGTTGCAATATAATCTACTTCAGGAGGCATATCAACAGAAAATGTTGTAATAACTACAGGAACATTATTAAACACATAATCACCGTATCCATTTAATTTTACAATAGGTGGCGGACCGCCAGTTTCTGCAAATGTACCATAATCCATTTTTGTTACTGATCTTAAATAATGTAAGCAAGCCATCCAATATTGTGCTTCTAATTCGTTTTGTACATAAAATTGACCAGTTACTACAATCTCGTTCACACTTGAATTTCTATATGCATAAGCAGGATAATTAGTATGTACAGGTTCAACATTACTATAGTTTGCACTGTGTTGCAAAAGTATTGTTGGCGTAAATGGAAAGACCATACTATTTTTAGTAGACCTTAATAATTGAAACATTGGAGACTTAGAAAATGCACTCGGAGTATTTGGCAACGACAACGAAACTCGCCAATCTTTTTCTTCAACATTTCCGCCTGTAGTGAAAGATGCTTGTCCGCCTAAATTGCCGCCAGCATTACCAAGGGTAGGAGTTGGAATATTTCTAGAACGCAATGCACTCATGAAATTTAATGAACTTCCTAGCCCACCGCTAAACAATTGCTGTCCGATATCTTGGACTTCACCTAAGGCATTGTTAATTGCAGTAGGGATACTACCAGAAAACGGACTTTGTCCAGGAGCACCTGTTCCTGTTGGAAGGGAGGATCTAAACTGGTTTACGCTATCGCGCAGACCTCTAAAAAGTGTTGTTGCCATAATTATTTGTCTCCTATATACATTATTTAGTTGACAAAGTTATCTACATAGTTTATAATATGACTAATAATCAGGAGAGTTCATGAATAAAAGAGTAAATTACCTCAACAATAAAGATATTTTGAAAGAAATACACAAATCAAAGAGTACATTCTGTAGTTATACTGCACCTGAATACTCTCAGTATGATTTAATTTTGCCTAGTATTGAAAAAATTAATATTCGTACTATAGCAGAAGCTAAAAGAGCACAAGCAAAACGCTTGCAACAGGAAGCGTTTGAAAAAGCCAAAGAAGCTGGAAGAAAAGTAAAACTAGCAGAATTTGAAGTTGATTATAAAAAGATACAAAAAGAAGACCTAGTGTTTCGCATTATGACTTTTGATCATATTCCGGAAGAACCAGGACGTAAGAAAAATCCTAAAACAGTAGCCGACTATAAAATTAAATTAAATTTTCCTCCTTTTCAACATTATAAATTTGACGAAAACGACGAACTAGTATGCGTAGGTAAAAGTCATTGGGAAGGCGGCATGCAAAACGGCTTCTTTAATAAAGACCACGGCAAGGCAACTAACAAACTTGCACTAATGTGGATGAAGCTATGCGATCGTTATGCTACCCGTGGCAATGTACGAGGTTACACCTACAATGACGAAATGCGTGGACAAGCTATCTTACAATTAGCACAGATCGGACTACAGTTTGACGAGTCAAAATCAAACAATCCGTTTGCATACTATACAGCGGCAGTTACTAACTCATTTGTACGTGTTATTAACATTGAAAAGCGCAATCAAAACATCCGTGACGACATCTTGGAAATGAACGATATGAGCCCGTCATATACTAGACAATCACAAGGAGAATGGGAGAGAAACCTAGAAAGATCAAAAAATGATGCGTCAAAGTAAAAAAATCGGTTGACCTTGTTACAAAACTCAGTTATAATAACGAGAAGAGGATTAAAATTTGTTTAAAAAAGCGGCAGTCTTTACAGACATACATTTCGGCTTGAAAGGTAACAGCAAAGTTCACAACGACGATTGTGAAGAATTTGTAGATTGGTTTATCGAACAAGCAAAAGCTAACGGTTGCGAAACTGGCATTTTCTGCGGAGATTGGCACCATAACCGAAATAGTCTTAACCTAACAACTATGGATGCTACTATTCGCAGTTTAGAAAAGCTAGGTGCGGCATTTGATAAGTTTTATATGTTTGTAGGTAACCACGACTTGTATTATAAAGACAAGCGAGATGTAAGTTCTACAATCTTTGGTAGGCATATTCCTGGGGTTACATTAGTTGACGAAATCACTGAAATTGAAGATGTTGCACTTGTTCCTTGGTTAGTAGGCGAAGAATGGAAGAAGATCGAAAATATTAAATCTAAATATATGTTTGGACACTTTGAACTTCCTAGCTTTTACATGAACGCCATGGTACAAATGCCTGATCACGGCGACTTGCGGCCAAGCCACTTTCAGCACCAAGAGTATGTGTTTAGTGGACATTTTCACAAACGTCAAGTACAAGGTAAAATTCATTATATCGGTAATGCGTTTCCGCACAACTATGCAGATGCAGGAGATGATGAACGCGGTATGATGATTCTTGATCGTGAAAATAACAAAGAACCTGAATATATCAATTGGTGGAATTGTCCTAAGTATCGTACAACTACATTAAGCAAGTTGTTAGATCCTAATTCAGATATCATTAAACCTAAAATGTATTTGCGTGTTACTATTGACTTGCCTATTAGTTACGAAGAAGCACAATTTATTAAGGAAACATACATCTCACAACATGGTTGTAGAGAAATTACACTTATTCCGCAAAAGCAAATTGAAGAAATTACTACAGACTTAGACATTAGTACTTTTGAAACAGTTGACGAAATTGTATCTAAGGAAATTGCAGAATTAGATACTGAAAACTTTAACAAAAAGATGCTACTAGACATCTATAACGAGCTATAAAATGATCCGCATAAAAGATTTAACAGTAAAGAACTTCATGAGCGTGGGCAATCAAACCCAGGCGATTGATTTTAGCAAAGAAAAGTTAACATTAGTTCTTGGTGAAAACTTAGATCAAGGTGGAGACGATGCTGGTAGTAGAAACGGAACCGGAAAAACTACTATCATTAATGCTCTTTCATATGCATTGTATGGAACTGCATTAACTAATATTAAACGCAATAACCTTATTAATAAAACAAATAGTAAAGGTATGGTTGTATCTTTAGACTTTGAAAAAGATGGTACAACTTATAAAATTGAAAGAGGACGCTCACCTACATTTTTAAAATTTTATATTAATAATCAGGAACAAGAAGTATCCGACGAGTCACAAGGTGATTCACGTAAGACTCAAGAGTTTATTAATGATATGCTTGGCATGTCGCACGACATGTTTAAACATATTGTTGCACTTAATACCTACTCAGAACCGTTTCTAGCAATGCGGACAAATGATCAACGTGCAATCATTGAGCAATTGTTAGGTATTACTATTTTGTCAGAAAAAGCAGATGCCCTTAAAGAGCAAGTTCGACAAACTAAAGAAGCAATTACACAAGAGACTCTTAAAATCGAAGCAATCCAGACTGCAAATGAAAAAATTAGTTCAACAATTGAAAGTCTAAAAAGTACTCAACGTGCTTGGCTTGCTAAAAAAGAACAAGACTGTACAAGATTACAACAAGGTATTACAGAATTAGAACATTTAGATGTAGAGTCTGAACTAGAAGCGCATGAAAAACTAGCTAATTGGACTGAACATAACAACGCCATTTTGGCTCTTAAAAAAGAATTAAGCACACTGGAGCCGGCACTACAACGTGCAGACAAGGCTGTTGAAAAGGCTGTTAAAGATATCGCAGAATTAGAAGATGCAGTGTGTTATACATGTGGTCAGGAGCTACATGAAGATAAAAAAGCAGAAATTGCAGAGCGTAAAACAAAAGAATTTGATGATGCAAACTCTTATCAAAACGAAATTGCAAACAAACTTGCCGATGTATTAAAGGCGCTTGATAATATCGGTGACATCAATGGTAAGCCTACAACATTCTATGAAAGTGCTAAAGAGGCATACGACCATAGACAAAACGTTGATAGTTTGAAGCAAACACTTGCTAACAAACAACAAGAAATCGATCCGTATCAGACACAAATTGATGAACTAAGCAATAGTGCTATACAACAGATTGATTGGAGTGCAGTTAATGATCTTACAAGTTACAAAGAACATCAAGAGTTTTTGTTAAAACTGCTTACAAACAAAGACAGTTTTATTCGCAAGAAAATTATTGAACAAAATCTAGCATATCTTAATAACAGACTTACATATTATCTTGATCGCTTAGGATTGCCGCACCAAGTTGTATTCCAAAACGATTTGAATGTTGAGATTACACAGCTAGGACAAGATCTAGACTTTGATAACTTATCACGTGGTGAGCGCAACAGACTTATCTTGGGTATGAGTTTTGCATTCCGCGATGTTTGGGAAAGTTTATATCAGAATATCAACTTGTTGTTCATTGACGAGTTGATTGATAGTGGTATGGACACTGCTGGTGTTGAAGGATCACTTGCTGTTCTTAAAAAGATTGCACGAGAACGCGAAAAGAATATTTTCTTAATTTCGCATAAAGATGAACTAGTAGGAAGAGTGAACACTATTCTTAAAGTTGTAAAAGAGAACGGATTTACAAGTTACGAGAATGATGTTGAAGTAGTAGAATGAATGACGACACTCACGATTTATTAACTAAAGCCTATATGGCGTATTTTAAAGCAAACGAAAAGTTTGAAGCTAGAAACTCTACACGAACACATCGAGAAAGTAGAAAATGGCTAAGAGAAATACGTACTTTAGCAAAATTACGGATGGACGAAATACACGAAAAACATCAAACCAAAAATGAAGGCAAAGACGAATAGGCACACATATATAAGTTCATGCAGTGGACTTATCAAGGAAAAACAATTGACGAAATACCAGACGAATATGAAGGCTTTGTTTACCTTATTACCAACACCACTACAGGCCAAAAATACATAGGCAAAAAACTAGCCAAATTTAAAACTACTAAGCCACCACTCAAAGGCAAGAAGAATAAGAGACGCGGCACTAAGGAAAGCGATTGGCGTGATTACTGGGGTTCTAGTGATAGACTCAATGCAGATGTAGCCGCACTAGGCGAAGATAAGTTTACAAGAGAAATATTATACCTATGTAAAGGTAGAGGCGAAATGTCCTATATAGAGGCAAGAGAGCAATTTGACCGCCGTGTATTAGAGAGCGACGAGTATTACAATGGAATTATTAATGTTAGAGTTGGCGGTTCCGATAAATTGCGACAGGCATTGTTAGAGCATCAAATTAAGGCAAAACAATCCAACACTTAAGGTTGGCGGGCCAGTTTGCAAATACCGCTGTGGAAAAAGCTCTCGTATAGAAGCACACGTACATATTGATCGACGCACCAGAGTGCGGAAGCCATCAGACAAATTGGGCTACTGGTTGATATAGATAGATTGTTGGCTGTCGAAAAACTGCACATTACACATAAAAACCGTATGCATAGGAACGAAGCAACGGGTATTATACGGTGTAGCGTATATTTTAAGAATATACGGTATAGCGTATAAGATGTCGACGTAGGTTGGGAAAGGTCAGAGCCCATTGTGTAGCAGATAAACACCTACTTCCAAGTCTCGGCTGTGACGAACTCACATGAAGTTTTGAGATTAGATGGAACCGTAACAGGTTCCGTCTGACTGAAACAATCTACATGAAGCAATTACATTATTGCTATCGCAATAATGCTTTAATTCATATCTATTACTTCTATCAACAAACGAAGTGTTATAGTTTGAGCGTTAGCGAAAACTAAATGAGCGTTAGCTCATTTCAATCATATAGATTAATGTAAATCAGGATCTCTTCCAAAACCCGACTTTACTAAACTGATTTTAATTTCTTGATATGTTAAGACTATTTCAGGTAAAATAGATTTCATATGACTGATATACTCATCTGCTTCATTTAATGAATTGACAGTTTCGTATACATGATCGTTTCGATCAATAATATTATATCTTGTAATCATAGTTGATTATTTAATATCATATAAAATTTAAAAAAATACAAACTTAATAGATTAGAGGTTAAGAAACTCTTTTGTTTTTATTCTTTCTATGCACTGATCGTAATCATCATAGATACTAAACTGCAATTGCACCCTAACATCGTTTGTGTCATTTCTAACACCATGAGGAACTTCTGTATTTGTAATTGTAGGATGTTTTAAAGAATAAAAATGAGATCCTAAATATAGATCGTCGTTATGGTCAGCATCATTACCGTGAATGTCTAATCCTTCTAGAATTTTCTGTTCGTAAAAATCAATAGGAGCATCTTTGCCCGCTGGGCAAATAGGAAACATAATACATGCTTTGCGAGAAAAGTCGATATGCGGTCTAAAAACAAATCCCGGTTTGTATACAACTATTGCAATATTTCCACTTCCAATTTTTTTAGTAAGTGGGTTAAACATTTTTACTAGATTTTTAATGACAGGGTACGTTAAGTAGTCGTCAGATTTAATTGAACTAAACAGACCGTGTGTAGCACGATCGCGTATCGTACTATAATCAATTTCTTGATCTTTAATCTCGTTATAGAGTTCTTGTAATTCTCTTAACGGATATTCAATGTCGGTAATAGTATATGCGTATTTTTCTGTATTAGATGTTATTTCTCTTCTATCAGTGAACATCTTCTCTCCAATCATCATTATATAGGTATTTATTAAGAGTAAATAAGTAAAATTGTTTTAAGAGTATAAATATTACTGACAGGAGTATACAATATGAAAGTATTTGACATTTTAACAG